TTATCCTCCTTGTTAATTAAACTGTTATAGTAATCACCAACCTTAGCAGAGGTACAGAGGCTCTGCAGCACTACAAAGATTGTGATTATAACTAAACATATAGAAACTACACAGCCTCTCATACCTTATACCTCCTTAAGTAATGGCCACTTCGTGTCAATAATATTTCTTGGAATAGTAGATACCTCTTCAATGTTTCTTGCAAACATCATAAGAGAATCTCTACAACTCATATTGCCCTCTCTACACATACCATACATGCAATCTGGCCCAGCATATCTGAACATCTCAGGTCCGTCCTGTGTCTTAAGAAGCTCTTCCCAGATTCTTAATGTTACATACTGTGTTTCAACAGTGTTTCTGTTACAGCCTCTTGTACGAATAAAGTGCATCCATGCTTCATGATTAGCCTGAATAATCAGAATGTTTCTTAAGCCCTGCGGTGCTGCGTATCCAGCAGTATCATTATTAGTAGCTGCTGCAATAAGCTGATAGTCAGTCATTGCATTCTTACATGCTGTAAGATAGCCCTCTACAAAGTGTACATCTGGTCGTATTCTATCGTACTGCATAAGTGCATAAGGAACTACAAAGTCTGCTTTTCCTGTATAGTCACTGTACTGCAATGAAGCAGATACATAGTTGATACCAACCTGGTGTGTTCTGGCCTGTGCAAGGAATCGGCGTGATGCGCCAACAATTGCAACCGTGATAGGAGTGAATCTCTTGATAGTGCCATGAGGCAGCGCTGCGACACGTGTCGCAGTCTCCTTTGAAGTTTTCTCACAACAGTTATTATAGAGACCCATCAGTTCATCCATTGTATGGATATTATGACCGCGCTGAGTAAGCTTAGCCAAGAACATCATCATACCTGCTGGATTATCATGAGATTCATTAAGTACTGCTACCTCAATCTTATTCATGAGTAAGAACCTCCTTTGTCTTTGGTACATCTGGTGCCTGGACAGGATAAGACTCTTCAAGAATAGCCTTGATCTGTTCTCTCTCTTCTGGTGTACATTTGTTGAGACACTCAACATAAGATACCGCTAAGAGTCTGAATGCCATACCAAGAGTAAGAGCATCTGTATTGTAAGTGATTGTAGGTGTGCCATCTTCCTTTGTTAAGACAGCTACAAAGTCCTCAGACTTAATTGTAGCTCCATCCATCTCCACTGTGCACATTGTTTTATTTGTTTTATTTGTTTTATTTATTGTATCGCTCATAATCTTCCCCTCCTATTAGCAAGCCTTTGTACGCTTGAATAAATTTTTAAATGTCTGACTGATCTTCTGACCAAGTGTTAACTTAGACTGTCTAGCATAAGCAACTGAATAAGCGTTACGCTCAAAGGTATTAAAGATACCTGCTTTGCTCTGCTGATATGAACGGTGACTTCTCTGCATGTGTTTTCTTGCTCCTGACATATTTATATCCTCCTTAAATTCCTGTAGATGCGAACGCTCCTGTGCCGCGCTCTTTAATATCTTCTGTAATGAAATCTGCAATTACTACTGGAGTAACTACTAACTGTCCAATGCGATCACCAATGTTGATCTGAAAAGATTCATCAGAACCATTGTGTATAATTGCATGAATCTCACCCCTGTAGCCTGAGTCAATAGGTGGTAACTCACACACAATTCCTTTAGATGACATGCCACTTCTTGGAAATACAAAAGCTGCATAACCGTCTGGTAGCTCAAGGCCAAATCCTAACGGAATCTTTTCAGTATCATGTGGAAATAATACAATCTTCTTAGTAGAGTACACATCGGCACCTGCATCATTTTCATGTGCTCGCTTGGGCAGATTAGTGTAACCAAAGTCAATTACTTTAATCTTCATTAGTTGGCTCCTTTCACTGACATAGCTCTGAATGAAATTGTCTTAAGAACTTCCTGGTATACTTCAGGATATTCTTTCTTCAGCTTATCATTATCTACTCTCTTCTGTGAGCGCGGTGACCATTTGATGGTGTAGTCTTTTGTATATCCAATCTCATTCTCTTTAAGTCTGTCCTTAAGCTTGTTCTGAGCTTCTTCCATAATGCTTGTAAGTTCTTTAATTTGTCTCTTACAATTAAAGACAGTTTCAGCTAAGTCGTTAGATGTATCATCTTCCATTACAAGTTCGGAATTCTTAACTACATCACTGTATGTCTGATTTGCAAAGTCGGTATCTACACTCTGCATTTCAGGCTCTTTAAGTGCAAGCACATTCTCGTTCCAAAACTTCTTAGCTGCTGGAAGCATAACCTCATTGATAAGATCATCATTTCTGAATACAGGGTACATGTAAAACTTATTACCGCCTACAAGGCAAGCAAAATAACCTCTCTCAAGTCCGAGAATCCATAAGTACCAGTTAAGCTGATACACATACGACTGAAGGATCTCACCAGACTCCCATTCTTCATTCATATATTCGCTTGTAGTTTTACACTCAAGAATACCCCAGGGTCTTCCATCAGTATCTACAATAAGTCTATCAACATTAGCAAGTGCCCATGGATAGTCTTTGTGCTGCAATGTAGCTCCAATGTTTACAAGCTTAAGATGAGCCTTATCTTCGACTAATTCTCTTGCTGCAAACTCATCTGCAACGATAGGCTCAAGCAGATGCCCAAAGTGCATACGCTCCTGTGCTGCGACACCTGGCTTCATTGCATCTGCAAATTGTCCAGTCTTATTCAAGTAGATCTGTCTTGCTGATGTGAAAGGACTCACACCACAGATAGCTCCAATGTCAGATCCACCAATTCCTCTAGTCCTGGCTTTAAGCCAAGCATCTTCATCTTCCTCCTGGCGTACAGTACTGTATACTTTACAGTTAGTTAAATATTTCAACGGGTCCATATTAGTTCTCCTTCTGTTTTCTTTTCTTACGGCATTCCTTGCAACGCTTAAACGGTTTAAAGCCTTTGTCTGCTAACCACTTCAACTCATCCCCTGAAATAGTAAACGGTTTGTTACAATCCTTGCAAGTTACTTTCATGTCTTTAGCCATGTTAATCATACCCCATTTCTTTTAAAATTTTTATTAGCACATCGCCGTGACAAGGCCTTGGAGGGCACCAACAGCCCAGCGTCTTACCTGCCAGGCTTGGCAAAGCTCTCATAAGTATCTTACTAGAACGTATATGCTCTTCATACTTCTGAATAACTTCTTCCCTCGTACCATCTGGACCAATCTTATATGGATTGCCCCACTTAGATGGTCTGCCTATGTACACGTCGTAGGGCTCTTTCTTACAGTGTACAATTCTTGTCATTACACAATCATGATGTTCTGCATGACAATACTTGTGTTAGTCTTCAACTGCATATCCTCATCATAAGCTTCCAGGATATAGTCAATCTTAGCTGCAATATTCTCTGTATTAACAGCAAGCTCAACAGCTCCTGTAGGAAGCTTGACAGCAGTTACGATATACTTCGGCTTGAAAGGTTCAGGTAAAGGCTCATCATTAAGCTCTGCGTTTGCTTTAGCCTCCATTGTAGGTTCTGCCATTGCTTCTTTGATCTTACCAAGATAATATCTTAATTCGTTTTCCATTGTAGTTCCTCCTATTTATTCCAGGGCTTAAAAGCCTTAATCTTACTTAACAATGTCTCTGGCTTACCGTCAAAGCAGATAGCTCTATCGTCAATGTACACAATAGCTGCAGGTTTATCTGCGCATATTCTATCTACATACTCAGCCAGGTTATTTTCTTCAAGGTACTTTGAAATTGCATTCATACCATCCAATGAGTGACATCGAGTAGACACCACAACAACTTCATAGCCTGCATCATGAATCTCCTTAAGAGCTTCTTTAATACCAGGCACAGGTGGATCAGGAATCTCACTGAAACCTTTCCAACCAGAAGTATAACTGTGAATTACTCCGTCAAAGTCAAATACTACTGTTTGCTTCATCTTACCTCCTACATCTCTATCAATGTAAATTTATGTTTAACAGTATTACCCACAGGAATACTGTCAACATGTCCAAGGTATACCTTAAAGGTCTTACCTTCCATTGTTAATGTACCTATAAAGCCTGCCTGATTAAGCACGGCGTCGAAGGTACTCTTAGTTGCTTTTTCATACAACACATCTTTATCACAAGCTTCAATTGCTTCTTTAAGTCCCATAATACACCTACATTTCTGCATCACTGTAGAAATCTTTACGAGCTTCATTTATCTCTACTTGAGTTATAGGATGCTCTACAAGATTCTCAAACAATGCTGTACCAAGTGGAAGTCTTCTATAGTCTCCCTTGAATTTATCTACAAGATGATTATTAGTCATGTACTTCAGAAGCATACGCAGGTCATCCTTGGACAGTCCAGTATAATCCTCAAGTGTAGCTCTGCTGAAGTATGGTAACTGATAAAGAATCTTGGCCATCTCATTAGAGTCTGTCATTGGCAATGTAAGGAACAGGGCTCTCAGCTTGCTAATGCTTGTATCTGATGTGTCAGATGTAGCTTTATTTTGTTCGCTTAACTTGTCATATCCAAAGCTCTTAGATGTATATAACTCTTCCATGAAGTTAACTACAAAGTCTACATGTTCAGGCTTTACAATTACCTTCTGAAAAGTCTTGTCTGTAGATACCACACATGCTGCTGCAGCAACGGCGAGTCTAGCGATCTTAAGTCTCTGGTCTGCAGCCTCTACTATCGGGATCGTCGATGAATACTTAGCTCCCATTTTGGTTGCAAGTTCAAGGATGCGCTGCGTCGCTTCATCCGTGATTTGGACATCGTCAGGCCTCCTGCTCCATGCCCATAAGACTCGCGTATTGCACAAGTCTGAAGTGTAGACGTGTGGTACTGGTGATATATCTCTGAGAGATTTATTGACGAGTTCTGGGTCGACGTCTCCTGAAGCAACTGACATAGCAAGGTCAAGACGTCTAACATCTTCTGCTTTTCCGAACAGCTTAAGCACTGCACTGACTCCATAAGTTTCTGAGTTGAGCTGTCGTCCATTTCTTGGGTTAGAAATATAAATAGCTCGAGTTCTACTTGTAGTTTCTGCAGTAATAACTCCTGTTGCTTTTGCGATTCCAGAACTGCGGACATCAGACATGACAGCAAGGTCGTCTTCGCTGAGTCCAGATAATTCGTCAATAGTGAGAAGGCCTCCGTCATTGAGCGGGAAAGCTCCCCAAACAAGGAACCAACGCTTATTGGTTTGCTGCATGCTGTAGACGAGTCCTGTTCTTCTTGATGATTCACCTGAGTGAAGTTCTCCAAGTCTGTAATGATTCATCAACCTCTCTACAATTGTAGTTTTAGCCTGCCCTGAATCTCCGATGATAAGAAGCTCACCCCAACCTCTTTTTACGTACTGCTCCTGGAAATAGAAGTTAAGAACTGTATGGTAGATAAGATCTACAGCAATAGCTACATTACGTCTCTCCCAGATAAAGGTTACATTACGCTCAAGGTCTGTGTGGATCTCCTGAAACTTATCATATACAGATTGTCCAGGCTTCAACTGAAACATTTTAAGTTGCTCAATAGCTTCTTCATTTAATTCGAAGTCGCTTATAAGATCTTTCTCAGGATATGCCTTGTCAAACACATAGTTGGCATACTGGGAATTGGGGTCTGGCTGCATATAACCAGCCATAGTGTAACGCTTATTAGTTTTGAGGCTGTTACCTACAAAATATCCCGTACGCACTACATATTCGTGCTCCTTCGAAAAACCGAAGTTAGACTCAGCCTTAGGAATCATTCTTAACTCTTCAAGATTCATATATTCAAGAATCTCTACACGGCTTTTGTCGCACTTCTGATTGATACCAAGTATCTCATATATAACAGCTTGCTGCTGCTTCTCAGTACACTTGATCAGCTTCATCAAGTCTTTGTCGGCAGAGGTCATGGTCTTCATCATCTCTCCGCCATTCAAAGCAAGGTTGCAATGCTGACATTTTCTTGCCTCAGCATCTGACGCATCACCGCAAGATGCCTTAAGAGTTTTCGGGCAAAGGTAAGGTGTACTGTCCTTACCGCTTACCATTACTGGTACTCTTATACGTTTACCTACAAAGCCTGCCTCAGAACTATCTGATAAATGAACCTCGGCTGCTTCATTCTCATCTGCTACGCGGTTATCAGCCAACGAAGGGTCTACATATTTAGTAGCATTATCAAGTAGATTCTGGAAGTCCTCTGATGTCTGTCCGCACTTAGTAAAGAAGTCTGTAATGTCTCCTTTGACAGGAAAGTTCTCAGGCCAATTTATAATGTAGACATCTACAACTCTGTAGAGTTTTTCACAAAGTTTCTTTGTAGCATTTCTTCCAGCTTCGTCATTGTCTTGAGCAAGGTATACACGTTTCTTGTTTCTAAACAGCTTAGTCCATTCTGCTTTCCAGGTTCCAGCACCTGATGTAGGGCACGCTGTAGGGAATCCATGCTGTTCACAGCATATGCGGTCCATCTCACCTTCAGACCAAACAATGTAATCAACTGTGTCATCTATAACTCTGTCTATGCCAAAGATTCTAACTTCACCATAAGCATTGTTATATTCATCTACATAGTTAAGTACTTTCCATTGATCCTCATTTGAGTTCCACTTGTATCTCCTGAAGTTAACAAGTGTATTGTACTCGTCATATACTGGAATAGTAATTCTCTCACCATCCCAACCAAGCTGGAATCTCTTCAAAGTCTCATCTGTTAAACCGCGGCGCTCCTTCAACATGTCCCTTATTGGACCAGTAAGATTCATTAAGCGCTGATGGTATTCCTGTATAAGACCTACATCAATCTCAGGTCTTGTAGGTTTTGAACCATCAGGTCTTGGAATCTTTAAAGCATCTCCAAGCTGGAACCAGGCCTCTTCATTAGAAAGGCCGTATAAAGTCTTGTACATTGTATGTATGTTGCCTTTAGAATGACAGCTATTACAATAGTACACTCCTTTTGCTAAGTTGACTGTAAGCGAAGGGTTGTTATCAGTTTGAGACTCGTGTAGTTCTTTGAACGGACACTCAGCTTTAACTTCCTGGCCGCGGCGCTGAACATTCTTAAGCTCATTCAAAAAGAATGCCTCGTTGTCAATTTCAGCTAGTATGCGGTTTGTGTACTCACTCCATCTCATGTTGCCCTCCTTAAATTGCAGCGCAACTGTATCGCTGCGCCGCTTTGTTGCTTAGATTAAAATTCTGTTTTATCTAAGTCAGGAGTAGGCGCACTGCTAGATGCTTCTGAGCTAGAATCATCCATATCGTAGTTCATGTTCTGGATTGTATTGCGGAATGACTTATACAGACCAAGTGCGAATTCGCGATCGTCAGCTTCTGTGGCACCTGCAGGTGATGCAGTGATGATGTACCACTCATTACCGTTCTTAGCCATGAGTTTCTCGTTAAGAGCATAGCCATAATTCCACATGTTCTGCATTGTCACTTTTGCCAGGCTGTACATCTTTTTGCCTTCATTGTAGTTTGTCTTAGCAAAGCTTAAGATAATAGGCATTCTCTCGCCAGCAAAGAAACCAAAGAAGTTGATATACTTAGTGCATTTCGGAAGTGCTTCCTTACCCTGCTTAGTGTTATCAAATTCACAACGCTTACAAGCTGCACACATGATTGTAGTTCCATCTGACTTCTGTCCTACTTTTCCATCTCTTGCGATGCATGCAATTCCGCCACCTTCTGAACGATCTTTCCAATCTACATTGTTGTTGAATTTAAAGACGGGAATAAAGATTTTACCATTGTATTTAGCCTTTGTTAAAGAATTGATAATATCCCCCTCATCTGCAAGCTTGTCCTTTCTTTCAGGGCTTAATGTCTGGATGACTTTGATACGCGGGATAATCATATCACCTGCTTCTTCATCCTCAAAGCCCATAGGAGCTTCTGTCTGGTTTGCAAGTTCACCAGTCTGCTGCGCTGCTAAAGCAGCCTCTTCTTTTTTCATTTCTTCTGCCATTTTGTATTCCTCCTACTGAATTGTTTTGTCAAGGGCCTAACCCCTTAGACTATAATTATTATATCATAAAAGTACGTAGTTGTAAAATCGTACTTCACGACCATTGGTTACTGCCTGTTACTAGCAACTCCACTAAGGTAGAGTGCATCAGCGGCATCTACACACTTTGTAGCTATTGCATCGGCCATTACATTGGCGCAGACGAATCTACTAAGCGTCTCTTCATCAAACTCAAAGCCATTATTCTTAATAGAAAGCCCTTTAGCCTTTTCAATATTCTTCTTTACTGAATCTTTATCCTGTGAAGTAGCATACTTAGCTTTGACTTCATCAAATAAAGCTTTACCTGTAGAGTCCTTTGAAAGAAGACTATTTGCAGTCACTTTTCCAAATGAAATACAGTGACCTTTGATATGATAGAACATTACTTCTACATTGTTCTCTACACATCGTCTGTGTTCTCTATGAATAGCCTCCCAAAGGTCCTTATTCTTTACAGGTTCGCCAGTCGCTGTGATCCAGCCTTTACGAGCCCAACTTGCGACCCAGCCTTTTGTCATAGCATTAAACAGATATTCAGAATCAGTGATGATCTGTGCCTGCTGCTTCCTTGGCCACAAGAAATCCAGGGCCAGTCTAAGAGCATGCATCTCACCACGCTGGTTTGTAGATTGCATTTCATACTCAGCCATTATGCTAGTCTTAATTGGTTCGTCTAAAGACTCACCAAATTCCTGGATAAATAATCCGCCGGCTGATAAGCAATCAGGCTTACCATTTCTTCTGCATGCACCATCTATGGATATTACAAACATATTAAACCTCCATTAAGAAATACATAGAAATAGCAGGCAAGAATTACGTAGAGCATTGCGAGTACATTAAATGCAATCTTATCAAACTTTGTAGCTTCTTTTGCTATTGCCTGCGTCACATTAAACAATGCACACAAGAGGCATGCTACAGCTAATACATACTTCATATCTTACTCCTCCGTACCTACAAATCTTTTAAAGATAGGGCAGTTCAGTGACTTCTCACCAGATACATTTGTAGATTCTCCGAATGTGTCGATCTCGATAGACTTACCAATGTATTCCTGTGGATTGTCCCAAATGATGTGGCGCTGCTGATCTGTGAAACCAGAGCCAACACCAAGGCGTGTTCCATTGTAATCTACAATGAGTGCCCCAAGAGAATCCTCGAATTTTCCTGTACCTTCCTGAACATCAATAACTTTGAGAGTGTACTCTTCAGTATGCTTAACCTTCAGTAGATTATTAGAACGTTTAATCTCATAAAGGCCTTCAGCAGTATTAAGCATAACTCCTTCGCCGTGGCGCTGCCAAATCTCGTTTACAATTGGATCAACCTCATCCATGTTGTGTACCAAACCAAGAATAGGCACAGACTTTACGCACTTAAGTTCAGTATGAATACCAAATGCCTGAATAAGCTGCCAGCATTTTTCTGGTTCAAGAATCTTCAAGCTTTCATCCATAAGTGTAGCAGCAAGAAGCGTCTTGCGAAGCTTTGCATTTTTCTCTGATTTACCTCTACGGAATTCATCCAATGGAATCATATCAAAAACATTGTAGGTAAGGCCAACCTTAATACCACCACTGTTTGAGATAGAGTTAGTAGCCTGTCTCTGTTCAATACAATCAGCAAAGGTTCCCTGTGCCAAAAGCTCACCATCATATACAGTATTATCTGGTAAGTATTTCATATCTGCAAGAATATCTACTAAGCCAGTATCTTCATGACCTGAACGGCTATAGCATCGAATATCTCCGTGCTCCTTTACAATAATACGGCGAATACCATCCAGCTTTTCTGTAACGATGCAAGGCCATTTTGTTTTTGAGAATCCAACATCTCCGTAAGGCTTACCAAGCATACAGCCGATCTTAGGAATGAAGTCTGCACCATACACTTTATTCAGTGAGGTTGTAGATACTCCAATCTTAAGCTCTTGTGTTACAATAGCTTCTGCAAGCCATCTCACATCTTCAGGTGTACTCTGCAGAAAAGAGTTAGCATATGCTAAGTCTGCGTCGTTTCCAGTACGATGCTCAGTAAAGTACTTAATAGCATCCTGCCAAGTTACACAACAAGTCCTCGCCACCAAGCCTTTAGACTTTTCCAGCTTCTTCTTAGAAATTCCAGTCTTACAATACGGATTGTAGATAAACTTGAGAATTTCTTTAAGGCCGGGTTCGTTTTCATTTTTCGTAAGCAAGTACAGTTTATCGTTTGTACTGCTCGTATTGCTGATTAAAGCAATGATATTTGCGACTTTAATCATAGTAATGCTCCTCCAATCTTTGTTTTAGCTTGTGCTTAAAACTATTTATGATTTGACTGACATATGGCTGAGATACACCTACTTCAGCTGCGAGACTCTTTGTAGTAGCGGAATAATCAGATTCTCTCCACTTATCTAACAGCATTCTTTGTTTCTCATTAGTCAGGCTATCATACAAATCTTGAACAATCTGCCTAACAGCTTCACACTTCTCATCTCTTATATAACGACTCTCTGTAGTTTCAGGACAAGCGAAAAAATCTACAAATTCTTTTTCGTCTCCTTCATCCGTGTAAGCAACGTTATGGTAGGATATTATGTCAAGCTGACGCTTCTTGTTAAGTGTTCTTACATAGGTCCCTAAAGCATTGTAGATATACACAGTTGCTAATGTTGAGAGCTTTGCTCCTTTGGATTCGTCAAAGTCAAGCACTGCGTTGTATAATGCTTCATAGCCTATGCTCTCTGCATCAGGGTCCTCTGCAAGATTGAACTTGTGTAGTTGCTTGTACACGAGCCCAACATTAGAAGCTATTACTTCATTTATGTCTCCTTGCATAAGACTCCCTCCATTATTTTATTTTCTGTTTAGCTTGTTCAATCAAGTCTGCTACATCTTTAACAGACCTACATATACCTCCAACAGCTCCAGCCTCTACCATCTGCTTTATGAAAAGCTCTTGGTGCGGCGACGCTGTGCCGGTATCATCTTTTAGTTCTGCTAACACCAAAATCCCGTTAACACATATGAACACATCCGAGTATCCTTTATTGTAACGATCGCATATTCTTATCGCTACAATGTTGTCACGCTTCTGAGGTGCTAGCCAATTCATCACAGCTTTCAGCAGGTCCCCTTCGTCGCTGTACTGCTGGCTTGATGGTAACTGAGTTTTGTTGCTCATTGTAGTGCACCTCCAAAAGACTTCCTAACTGTGTACCCCAGCTTGCAATGACACATCCTGGAATTTGAACTACTACGTTTCTAGGATTGGTAACATTTACAGTTTTAATCAGCATTGTTATCTCTCCTATCTAATTCAATTTCCATGACAGTCTCGCTGCCATTGGTGTCTATTGCAAAATACTGAGTAGATCCTTTGTAGCCTCTACCTATATGAGCAATCTCAGTTCCAGGAGGCAACTGCTGCAATGCTTCTATTAACTTTTCCTTTGTAATGTAATGCACTACAAGTCACCTCCCTTTAAATGATTCAGCACTGCATAACTAGCAGTACCCTTACCTTGAAGTACTTCTCTGTATAAGATACAATCAATTGTTCCTTTTGCCATCATGATGTAGTAATCACAGTGCTTAGGCTGCTTTCTAATATCCCCATATATACGCTCCATACTCTGCTTAAATAACTCATAAGAGTAGTTCAAGCTAAAATAGATTGATATGTGAGAATTTGTAAGCGTAAGTCCTTTATCTGCTGAGGCAGGGTTTGCAACAAGATATTGTATATCTCCGCACTTAAATGCACTAATCGCAGCATTCTTATCTGCGATGCTGGTTCCACCATAGATACATCTACACTTATCTCCAAGCATGTCCATAATGATTTCAAACTCTTGTCTGTAGTTTGCCCAGATAAGAACTTGCTCGCCTCTGCATGATTCACTGTCAAGTAACTCTTGCAGCTTATGAAATCTGTAATCATCCAGTAAGTAAACTTCTTGTCTGTCTTCATCATAGAACTTATTCTCCTTAATAGCTTGCGTGTCGATAACAAATCCAGACGTTATCTGATTCAGCTTGTTCAGCTTAGCCGCTGTACTCGGCGCTGTAATCTGCAATCCATCCTGTACTTCAAGATAGAGCTTATTCTTCATCTTGCTGTAGTGCTTCTTAAGAGCATCTGGCATATCAAACTCAACCTCATGAAAGGTTCTACCAGGTGTAGTAAGCACGTCTTCTTTATCTACATAAATAGCATATTTCTTAATCAGTGCAAGCAACTCTTCGCGCCTATCTGGACGTACGGCCAATTTGTCATACTGTGGATTAAAAGATAGGTTAACAAAGAAATATTCTTTAAACTGAGAGTAGCTTTGCTGTATACCATAGTAGTCAACAGCCCTGAGCTGCATGTAATACTCATGCTCGCCATTAGGCGCTGGCGTACCAGATAGTAGATAGAATCTATTTACAGTCTGTGCAAAATCTACAAGCTCTTTACTTACCTTAGAAGATGGACTCTTCATGTCTGAACTCTCATCAATGATACAACCCTCAAAGTGCTTTTCGTCAAAGTACGTTCTGTAGCTAACGAAAGACTCCGTGTTTGTTACATAGATATTTGCATCTGAAGCAATACGCTCGAGGCGCTTCTTCTTTGTTGATGCATGACAGTTAACGACTTTCAGCTCAGGTACAAATGTACTTGCATCTTCAATCCAAGCATTCTCAATAAGAATTAATGGGCAAACTACTAACCACTTATGGTTAGGATGCTTCTTAATATCATCGAGCATTATTGCTAAAGATAGGGGAGTCTTACCAGTACGTGTATCATAAAAGAATGCGTATCTGTCTCTATACTGGGCAATCTCGCGCGCCAGCTGCTGATGCCTCATAAGAGTAAGATGTTCATTAACTACACATGACTGTCTAGGACCATTAGTGAGTAAATCCTGTACTTCTCTTCTAGCATTAATCTCATGAAACCAGTACTGCTGAACTTTCTCTGGAGCTGATTCAATATTTGTGACGTCAACGTGCCTAAGCTTCTCCAGCACTTCAGGTAGCAGTCTCATTGACATCTTAAAGCTTGTCTTTATTCTATTTGTATGCTTCGGGTAAAAATCTACAAGTGAACTTTGAGTCGCGGCGTCGCCGCGGTCACATTGTACTTCAAGGCAGTTTTTAGTCATAAGTATTTTATTCATAAACATCACCCGCCTTTTAAACTTTTGAGCTTAATAAAAATCTGACACAAGTGGAAAGAAAGAGATCACTATATGACAGAATAGCGAAACACTCATGCCAGATTCTTGTTTGCGCGAGCTTCCCAGCTTTAATTGTCGCGCTGCCCCAATGAACGCATTTTATATCCGGTCCTTTTTACAAATTTCGGCTGCCAGGGCAAGTTGCGGGAGTAGGATTCGAACCTACAACCTCAGGGTTATGAACCCTGCGAACGTCCATTGCTCTTCCCCGCCACAAGTGAGCTCGTCAACCCGTTTCAACGAGCTCTACCTTGAAGGAGTCTCTTGACGAAATGTAACTGTGGATGTAACGTCAAGCCTATGAATATATACTGCCGCCAGTCTAATTGACTGGTTAGAATCTACAAGACAATAATGAATAACGACTTAAAATTCAACGAGGTCAGTGGGAAGACACTTGTAGATTCTAACCAGTCAACAAACCTTGTGGTTCATTGACTGTGCGGTTACGATACGATTAAACTTTGCAGCCACCAATAGCTATTGTTCATCGGCTGCTTAGAACTCATATGATGCGTGCAAAGCAATACTGCATCAGGTATTCAATGCTAATAATATGAGTTCTAAGCAACCGGTGATCTACTCACCGGTTTATGCGGAAATACACGGGATTACATTTCCTGTGCGGTATCCTCATCGTAAACGGACTCTCCTTCAGTTTCTGCAGATCCTTCAAGAGCATCAGCTACTGCCGGAGCTTCTGCAACAGCGGCTACAGGCATTCTTCTTGCTTTCTCAGCTTTTGCTGCGTCAACACGTGCCTGGTTTGCAGCGATTGTATCTTCTGAAGCGCCGCGCTGTTTTGCTTTGTACAGTACAGAGTTTGCATTGATGATCTCTCTCTTCAGCTGCTCGTCTGTCATATCTTCCAGAGCGATACCTGCAAGCTGTCCTCTAGGTTTCTTTTCTTTCTTCGGAGCTTCAACCTCGACTGTAAATGTGTCACCTGCTGTTAACCCTTCTGGTACTGTTACTTCTACTGTGAATTTTGCCATGGTAATTTCCATCCTTTCTTTCTTTCTTTCTTGTCTTAAATCTCGACTACTTTTATAAGGGGGTTATTTCCTTAACCTTATGATATTATTATACACCCTTTTTCCTTATTTGTAAATAGTTTCTCCCACGGATTTTCTACATATCTACTCTGGTGACTTAAGTAGCCAAAGCCCTGATACTCTCGGTGCCGAGGCGTTTATTCTTTATTTTCTTAACGTAACCATTTTCTTAACATTCTTAGCATTCTTAACTTATTGACGACTTTTTAAAAAAATGACTATAGGGATTTTAAAAAATAAATTTTCAAGTATGAAACCAAAAATATTTTTTAAAGCGCCAATAAGTTAAGAATGTTAAGAATGTTAAGAAAATGGGAAAGTTAAGAAAATCTACTAAGTAGGACTAGAAGTGCTCAGTGTAAACCAAGTTGAATATTTGAATTTTGCATTTTTTAAGATTAATTTTTATTTCTTATATATTCTTTATTTTTTAGTAAATTTTTAAGTTCTTTCCACTATATTATTTTGTATAATTATAAGGGTTAACCTTTGTAGGTCGGCCCCGTGGCGTCGTAACATGTAGAATACGAGTCCGTAAAGAGATAGTAGGTATAATATAGGGGTATAATTCACGAACTCGTTATGAGTAAATTATAAAATAAAGAAGAGGCGTTGCATCACATGGACGCAGCGCCTCAGCTACTTTAAGAGGAGAGTAGATCTACACCTCAGTTACATATTTTGAGCCATTGAGCTCCAGGCACACCCAGCCACTTGGTGTCTTAGCCCAGGCTGATGTTGTGCTGTTAACAACCTCGAGCGCGGTGAAGACCACGCCAGCCTTATAGCCACCCTGCGCCCTAGCGCTTGCTGAGAGCTGGCTTAAGTCAAGTACTGGATAATCGGTGCTAGGACCTGATCTCACATTGAGCCCACGCGCCGCGGTGACTTTGTAATTGCCAGTCTTGTAGTTAAGCTTGGCGGTAGGCTTGTAACCTACACTTCCGCTGTCAGGTCTATTCTCGGCAGTAGTGATAAAGACGCTGTACCCCAGTGCCTTAAGTTCTTCTGCTTTCTTATCTGCATTTGCTCTCACAGAATAGGCACCAACCTGTACTTTGTAGAAACCATCTGCCTTTGCAATAAGAGTATCAAATCCTTTGTTCAGCAACTCAGCTTCAAGGGCATAAGCGTTTTCTTTCTTACTGTATGCACCTACCTGAACTCTGAACAAATACTGCTTAGTATCTACACCAGGTTTTGTACTTGTATCAGTCTGATTTGTCTGAATAGCCAGAATACTTGAGTAGATTGAAGTGATCTTCTTAGCATACCCCGACCCTGCAGCCCAACGCTTCTCAAGGCCATCAACTGTAGGAGCTACACCTCTGGTAACAAGGTCAAAGCGAGGGTCTACACACTTATTCTTTAATGGCTCTTTACTTGCATAGGCTTTAAGATGCTGAATCTGAGCTCTTACCCCAGTACGTACATCTTTGAATGTGTGACCTTTAACTCCACCACCAGTTGTACCGATACCAGCAAAGTTATTCTGGTCTTCTGTCACGTCACCACCAAACTTAAAGTTACCAGTTTCTAAGCAGCTCTGTGCAAAAGCTACATCTCCTTTCACACCTTCTGCTTTTCCTTCTTCCAGGTAAATATCTACAATGTCCTGCCACTTCTTATCTTTGTTGCGGGCGGCGATGTAGCTCTTCATCTGAGTGGTGGTTGCAACAGCATCACCCATAATAGAGATACCATTCTCTACACTTCCTGAGGTATTACCATTCATGTATGCTGCAACATCTTTTCTGAAGTCATTCATTGTGTAGCCATACATTCTGTCCCACCAATGTTTAATGTCACCATGGTTACTTCCATATCCAAGGTCATGAGCTTCCTGATGATCTACAATAGCTGTGTATGGATTAAGTCCATACTCTTTACAGAAATCACCGAATACTTCAATTGCAATAGCTTTTGTCTTATTGAAGTATGGTCTGTGCTTCTCAGTGTCGAAGTTCTTCATCACACCGCCACTGTATGTCTGTCCACCTGAAGGTTCACATACTTCAATTCCAGGGCCATTGTTATTGTAGCTACCAAGTGAACCAGCACCTACATGCCATGCTCTGTAGTTAAATGGAAGCGTCTGTACGAAACAGATTAATCCGTCAGTATCTTCACCAATGAATCCAGATACGGCAGCACCAGTATTTGGACTATTCTCTGCGTTGATAAAAGGCATGATTTTCTGCTGTGCACAACCTACAGAGTGAAGTGTAATCTTTGTAGGCGTAAGCTTTCTTGGGTTTGTGTACGGTGGGCACTTTGTCATGTATCTTACTCTTTTTGTGTAGCTCATATCTACAACCTCCTTATAAGAATGAGTGTTCATTCATGCACTTCAGATATACAGCTCTGATGTGCTTAATAGTCATTTCAGTAATGTTATTTTCGAAGTCTTCATGCGTTCTACAGAAGTTCTCATAAATGGCGACGTCTTTTAGCGCCTGGTCAAAGTAGTCCTTGCTGTGTCTTATCTCAGGGTTATGTATAAGTTCATCACCTAATCTGATGATTCTGATCCTCGCTGCGACTGCTCGGTCCTCATCTCGTACTTCTTCACTTTTCTTCTGCTGCTGTTCTACACTATCAAGCCTTTTCTCAATTGAGTCGAGGCGCTGCAGCACATCATGATTCATAGCATTTCCTATGAACTTGAATAGCTTTGTCCAAGGTGAAATCATTTTAGGCATCCTCTCAAGTACAGTGCAGATAATAGCTGTGACTGCCAGGAAGCTACCAAACAACTCACCAATGGTTAAGTTAGATAGATACTCCATTTCATTCCTCCTCTATTGCAAATATTTGATCAGCCCATGTGGACCAGTTATCCGCTACCTTGTACTGATCTACTAATTCAGATGGCACAAGGAACCTTCCTTTAAAGTTAGTGGTTGCTCCAGCCATTTTACATATTGTAGGCGTTCTGATGTACACGTCACCATTCACAGAATTAAATGCATTAGAACCAATCTGTGTAGGTTTACCTAAGTCAATCAATGAGGCGCCGCAGCTACTGAAAGCATAGTTACCTACTTTAGCACAGTTAGGAAAAATGGCTTTAACCATTCTAAAAGCTTCTTGCATAAAATAGTCTGGCAATACTTCTATTAACGGTGCATTGAAGTCTTTTACTTTACTTCGGTAGAAGTTACGTCCTTTAACTGTTGTAAGTTTAGGTGCAATAACAATTTCTGTAACTGAGTACTGAAAGTTTGCATCATCTAAAATGATTAACTCTGGAAATGTCATAATTTTTTGTAATGGACATTCATATAAGCTATTAGGCTGAAGTTCTTGTAAGTTAGGAAAGTCTATATGAGTTAAGCTTTCACAGTAGTACAGAGCGTTACGCTTAAGAACTTTTACATTATCACCTTTTATTGATGTTAACTTATCACAGTATGCCAGAGCATACATACCTATTTCAGTTGCATTAGTAGTTATTTCTGTGACGCTGTGATCCAGCACTTTATCTACATTTTCCGCCGGGATAGGTACCTCAATTTCTTTGATAACTTCTTCTACAGTATCTATCTTGGTCTTAACTACTAAGTCATTGTCTGCTACTTTAAGTCTAATTACATCTACCATTACATCACCTCTTCATTTAGAATAGGCAGCACAGATAAACTTGCAATGTCAGTCGCAATAACAGAACTACCAAGCTTTGCCTTAATCTGTACTTGGGCTTTCTTTGTGAACATCAGTGTTTCTTCCTGTGTAAGATTGAATTCAAGTGTAGTTCCAGCTTCACTTTTAGTGATTCGATCTTCTTCAACTACAAGCTCTACGCCATTCTCTTTCATTGTTACCTGGACTGCATAAGCAGTCCAGTCAAATTCTGTTGTGATTGTAATCTTCGGTGTTGTTCCTCTCCTCATCGCAGCACCTCCTATGCTAAGTTAGGTACAATTTCTTCAGAATAACTTTCCCATATAATATCATATGTAATTTTCATAGTAGTCATATTGGTCTTTTTAATTTCAGACGTAAGTTTATTATGTGTTGACCACAACTGAGTATAATAGTCATATTTCATTAAATAACAAGTAGGCGATTCAGATATAAAGGCATACTGTGGCCTTTTATTCTCCATAAAATCGTGTATAGATGTGACATTTATACCCGAATTATAAAGCTTCTCATAACTTGAATTTGCAGGTAAAACATGCTTATTTATGCCTTCAGCCACAAAGTTTTTTACACCAGTATATGAAGGTGACATGTTTAGGTTGCCTATAAACTGCTTATTTACTACTTTACCTGTATTTATATCAAATACTGCATACCTATTTTCAGCATCAGCAGTCATATCTAAAATTACGTTAGTATACAACTTATTATTACTAAGCAAGCCAAGACCCATGCTTAAGCAGTTATTGGCATATGTGCCACCTATACTACCAGAGTAATTAAGTGGTCCGCCTGCATCTGGATTAGTTTTTATACTAGTAGCATAGGCCTGATATTTACTAAGTAGTGACACTGATAGAGTAGCTGGATCAAACGAGTAGAAAAACACATAGCCGGCACTACCACTTGTATACCCAGTATAATCAATCATTGACATAGCAAATGTTATATTGCCGTTTAAGGTATAGCATATCTGTAGTGAACCTCTAGGTAATGAATATCCATAATCATCATTAGATACATTAAACACTTCACTAAACTTTTTGACATTAGTGATATTGCCACTTTCTAAATTAATTTTACGAATGAAGTAAGTATTTTGATAAAACTCATCAAAACTTTTATTAAGAAAATACTTAAATTCTAGTGCAAGACCACTTAAGCCACTTCCATTGTTATAATAAGGCCAGTATATAAAGTACAAATCTTTTGTATTCTTATCGTAGTAAAGTGGTGCGTAAACTGATTTATTTTCTGAAAGAACACAATTAACTATTACTTCACCTGTATATTTATCAAAAATCCATATCTTTTTAACTGTGCTAGTACTTGAACTAATGTGTTCGTAAACACAGTTATACTCATTATTTATGTCATATGAAGAATAATAACCATCATAAGGAGTTACATCATTGCCTTTTGTTGACATAATACGTATACGACTCTGTGGGTAGTATATAGCAGAGCCTCTATTAGAGCCATCATTGGATGATCCCATCGTAGGTAGTAGCCAAAGAGCATCAAAAGATACGTTACATTTGGATGTTTCAAAATCAAAAACTAAATGGAGCCTATCATTACCAAAGTAACTTTCATCACAGTTGCATTTACCTATGCACGACATCTCTTTCGATAAACTATAGCCAGTTGCATTTGCAAGGCCTACTGGTACACCATTAAAGTATCCATGTGCATCCTCAGCATCTGTATTAGCTGTCAATAACAAATTTCCAAAATATCTAAGTCTTTGCCCATCTTCTACATCACCAATGTCAAAGTTACCTACGACACTAAGCAGGTCATTAGCATTCGGTTCAAGAGAGTAATAGTTACACATAGTTCTCTTAAATGCACTACACTGTGACTTCATAATACTATATAGGTATGTTAGATATGGTATTCTGTCATTGTAAGTATTCTCATCTACATGTTCTTCTAAGAGCTTACCAGTTTCTTTATCAAATAACTGAATAGTTGTTATACCTCTGAAAGGCTTATGTTTAGTAATAGGTATAAAATCTTGCATATTAATTACCTCCTTGTTGAGCTATTTTATATCCAACGCTTATTGATTTAATCAGCCAATTATCAAGCTCTGTACATTGTATTACAAATGCAAGATACATTTGTCTGGTATTATGCTCAGTATATAGTGCTTCAAATATTTCATCATTTAAGCTACTAAGGGTGTTTTGTGACATACCACTTTGTAAAACCGCTTCAGTAGAGTAATCTACACTTTGCCATGATGTGCTTTCTACATTATAAGCATACCAGTTAGTACCATCTGGACTTAATATAAGCTTAAACGATGTACTGTCTTTCTTTTCTATGTTTAGGCTAATGTAGCTAAAACCAATTTGGTATTGCTTATCAAGTTTTATTTCCTGAGTTATACGAAGCAAGGTAGGTTTTACATTAGCTTGTATAGTATACTGTAATGAACTTACTTTAGAAGTATCATTAGTAGTTGCACATTTAAGTAGTTTAAATCTGCTTATGTTAAGAAGCATACTATTCATAGGCTTCGGTCCGCCATAATCTACAAAGTCTTGTAAGGTTGGTTCATGATCTAACGGTACTTCAGTTAATGAGTTGTTTAGTACAGCATAATACTTGCTTTGATTTTTATCATACAATAAAAAGTAGTTGTCGAAGTTAGGTATTATACCAACTAATTTAATATATCCAATAGCTGCCGCGTCGCTTCCAGAACTTTGTGAGCTATCTTTAGTATACTTAAAAATTATTGTATGCTCTCCAGCTATGACCTGTGTATTAACTACAGTAAAAGCTGTTTGTTGTCCAGACTTGGTTAAAATATCCTTACCATCTAAACTGACTATAAGCTTATCATAATTGTTTTCTGATGATACCGCCCAGTTAAATTCAATATTACCATCTTCGACTAACTTAAATGATACAGAAATGCTAGTAGAGCTACTATTACCTATAGGGCCACTGCGTAATGTATCCATTTCATTGTACTTAAAAGTACTAGCGGAGTACCATGGTTTACTGCTGTCATTTGTTACTGTGTATACATCTGGAAAAGCATCCAACCAACTATCATCAGTGAAATCTATAGTAATTTCAGTTTTATCTGTATACTGTGCTGGCATATCTATTTCACCTCCAATAATTCGCAAGAGTACACAGGACTATACTTTGTAGTATCTACATCTAGTGTGACTAATGTGTATTCCTGCGTAGTTTCTTCGGTTCCTTCAGTTCTAACAAGACCTTCTTTAAGTTCTCCAGTAGATATGTAAGTATTACCCGTACTAGAACTCAAACCAGTGTAATCAGCAAAGTATACCTCTGAATCGAATGGGTCTACTAATGGGCTACTGAAATCCATGAAGTCTATAAAGTTACCTCCAATAACTAAATCTATCTGTGGTTCACTTTTAAAACCCTTTTTCCAAATAGCTATAGTAGTAACACTGCCATATCGGCTTGGTTCTTGCGATTCTATATTTACAGTTTGTTGTAGCTTACCAAACCACATATTTCGTTTAAGAATCTCTTGAAATACATTAGCAGAAGGATAACTAGCTGAAGCACCTCCTAAGATGCCTTTACCATCAAGAACTATTAAAGCACCTTCTTTAGGAACAGTGGTTTGACCAGCAGAACCTGTCAAATGTGCTGATACCATATGAGCACCACGCTTCACAAAAGCAACGAGCGATGGTACTCCAAAGTAAAATTCGCCATCCATGGTAAGCTGACTAACAGGAAAGCTTTTAACAACCACACCATCTAACTTAACGGTACATGTTAAGACACCTTGAGCTGCTACACCTGTCACAGACAAGTGTAATAGCAAATTGCTGTCTGAGCTAACAGACACAGGTAACTGTACTACCTGTGTTTCGACTGCAACTGGACAGCTAACCTCTCCATCATTATAAGCATACACAAGCTGGGGAAGCATACTATCTATACTAGCATATAAGCTATCATCCATATCAATACTTGGTCTAAGCTCTTGTGAGGCTACTTCAAGATCACGATCAGTAGTGTTAGTAATAGAATAAACAAACTTACTAAATTTTTTAGACTCAAGCATTACTACTGTTTCAGTAAGAATATGGTCTATTGCTTGGTTATATGCTGTAAGAGGTACCGCGGCATAAGCATGCTGGCTATCCTCGTACATTATATTAAGATTTGCATAAAAAGTTGGATTCTTCCAAGTAGTGAGAACATTATGTTTTAACCTTAACTGAAATGCTTTAGGTATATAAGCCAACTCTTCTGTGGTTATTTCGCAACTAAGAGTTCCACCCGCGCGTACTTGTATTTTATCTTTACTAATAAAGCCCTCGGTTACTTCCCAACGGCTTATATCTACAGGTAATATGTTTGACATAAATTCCATTAGGAAAGCACCTCCGCATTCATTAAAGTCATTTCACTTTCAAGATAACCTGCATACTTTATTTTTATTCTTTTAATGATACCTACAAAGTCCATATTATACGCTGTACTATGAACCTCTATAGTATCACCTATTATTAAGTCTGGGTTACCTCTTATAGTTAAGTCTACTTCAGGTATGTCAGATAAAACTAATCTAGACAAGTTTTCTTTGTAAGCTGATGCGTATTCAGTAGACTGTATATACGAATTGTCAATTTCAAGCATATTAGATAAGCCATCATCTATAACCTGATCTACTAGATCAACTACCTTGCCTGTAACAATTAATTTACAAGTCGCACCATCCTTATCATCGAGGTCCGTAGTTAGATTTATACCAAAGTTAGTAGATGAGTATTGAGCTATTGTACAAAGCTTCTCTCCACATAGCATAGTTGCTGATATGTCAAAAATAGGTTTAGAGTACTTAATAAGATTGTGAGTAGTTAAGCCATAAGGTATAGGTAGCTTGTCTACAACAAGTACTTCAGTATAATCAGATAACTGCGGTAATGAGTATGTTAGCTTTACACCATTGTATGTTTTTATAATACTCTGTGGTACATCCATTGTTATTATCTGATTATCATCTGTAAAGATAGCAGCGGGATCTTTTCTAGTAAGTTTAGAAACTACAATACCACCACTTCTATTAGTGTTTAAAATGCTCATAGAGGCTTCAACAATATTCTGTATAAGCTCTTTTATTTTGTCAGTATTAATAAAACCATAAGGCAGCACTCTACTAAGCGACTCATCAACTTCTGCAGTTAAAAAACCACATGATGTAAGAATGTACTTTATGAACTTACCATAAGTAGTATCGAGTTGTACCTCTATATCAGGCATAACTGATAAGAGTAGTTCTTGTACTATGTCACAACATGTTATAGACGCTGTAGCACTTCCAAGCTTAGATGTCCAATCTGACACAAAGTATTTGCCTAAGGGTTTCCATTCATATCCTTCCTCATCAGGCTTAATGTAAGGAATAATCATAACGCCGACTTTTATTAAACCATAGTAAGGTCCTTCCTTATAGGCTGGGCTAAACATATCTTCATGATTAGAAAGCGTAATAGTTAACTCATTAGCTGATACAGCCCCTAATGGATTCTTATCATCTGCTCCTGCCTCCTCAAGGACTTCATAGTCTATTAGGAAGTCATCTCTTGTAACAGTAAGAGGCTCTTCTTCAAAGCCATTAAAGTATATTTCTAACTTACCATCTATTTTTCGACTTGGCTCATCATAGTAACATATAGTTTCATTAATACTTTGTGGCACTGTATCGCCTCCTTACTTTTCGATTAGATTAAATGTAACATTCTTCCATACCCAGTTTGAACCCTTGCCTGCATGATGTAACTCCGACGGTATGGAGCCAGAGTACACTTTAACAGATTTTGATTTACCGTTCTCAATATAATTTAAAGGATAGAAGATACTCTTCGTATCCCATATTGCTGCAAGGATAACATCGAGATCCTGTGCAGTAATCGCTTCATAAGTAAAATAAAACTTACGCTTCTTAGCGATAAGATCACCAACCATTTCAGCATTGGCAAGACGCGACATATTAGTAACATTATATCGTTCTATCTTAAAGGAGGAAGGGTTTTTAATAGCCCTTCCATTTATGGTAAAGTTTCCGTATGCCATTATCTACCTCTCCTAGAATTTTCTTGTAACTGAATAACATTCATTTTTCTCTGCAATTCTCTTAAGCTTCTTTCATCAGCAATGAGAGTACCTACATATAAAGGCTGTAATTGCTGTTCAGTAGTATCGTTAGGCTTAGCTGATCCACTTGCAAAGATAGGCGCTAAGGATTGTGTAAGTCCATCTGATACGGCATCTACAAAAGGTTGCATCGCTGTTTTATTCTGTAACGGAATAACCGCCTCAGCTCTGTTACCTTCTGCAAACCTAGCTACATGTTCTTTATTAAATACACCGCCAGTAGCATGCCCAGGAAGTACACTGCTTATTCGGCTCCTTGCAGAACTTACAATACTGCTTACTCTAGAGCTTACGCTTGAAGCAAAGCTACTAATCGCTGAAGATGCGTTACTTATAGTATTCGATACCCAACTACCAAAGCTTGATGCCCAAGAACTAATTGTGGATAATGCTTGAGAACAGAAGCTTTGTATTCTAGACATGGCATTGCCTAAACCAGAACTTACACTAGCAGCAAAGTTACCCATAGCACTAGAAGCTCTAGAAGCCATGCCTGATGCCCAAGAACTAATACTTGACAACGTATTAGATACAAACGAGGCTATTCTACTTATAGCATTACTAACAAAATTATTAATATTGCTTATAGATGTACTAGCCCAAGTACTAATGCGTGAAGCGGCATTAGAAGACCAGTTAGCAATATTAACAGCAGCATTATTAGCCCACGTAGAAATAGACGATGTAGCATTACTTGCCCACGTAGAAATAGTAGTCGCCGCATTACTTGCCCACGTAGAAACAGTAGTTGCTACATTAGTTGCCCAAGAAGCTACAGCAGTTGTAGTATTGGTAATCCATGTAGCAAAATTAGAGGCTGTGGTAGTAGCCCAACTTGCTATGGACGTAAGTGTGGAACTTGCCCAAGTAGTTATTGATGATGCTGTTGCTGCAGCCCATGTAGATATGGATGTTGCAGTAGTAGTCACCCAAGTAACTAAAGAAGAAGCTGTCTCGGTTACAAAAGAGCCTATTGCAGTGAATGTGTCACTACACCACGTTGCAATGTTATCTTTGATACTTATGAACCAGTTACCTATTGCAGTAATGAGCTCAAGTCCCGCGGTGGCGATCCACTCAAGTAACTGTACAAATGCTTCCTTAAATCCTTCAAGTACACCAAGGATAATGTTAAGACCTATAGGTACCATTGTTTCCGCTGGAGAATGTATTCCAAAGATTTCACAGAACGCATTCCAAACAGCCTGGAAGAACGTAACCACGGCGCCTACAATAGTAGCAATACCAGCTACAATACCTTTGATGATACCAAGTACGATGTTGAGTCCAAGACTCGCCCAATCACCATTCTCAAAAGCTTCTTTTATCGGATCCCAGATGGAACTCCAAAGCTCGCCAATGGATTCACCAAAGATTTTGAAAGGCTTTGTGAAAGCATCACTTACTTTACTCCAATCAGCTTCTAAGAACTTACTTGCAATCCAACCTACAAGAGTACCAATAGCTGCACCTATAAGAGCACTGACAGGACCACCTGCAATCATACCTATAGCTGCGCCAATACCACCTCCTATAGGAGTAGCAATTGCCGTCCAATCAAAGTTTCCTGTTTGGAAGCCTTCAATAATCTTGTTTCCTACCCAACCTACAAGAGCACCAATACCTGCTCCAATGAGTGGATGACCTACAAGAGCTCCTATAGCTGCACCAAGGCCTGTTCCTATAGGGAGTGCTACATTGGACCAATCTCCAGTCTGTATTCCATTAGTTATGGAATCTATTAACCAGCCAGTTAAGGCTCCTATGCCTGCTCCAATAAGAGCTCCCATAGGGCCTCCTGCTACATATCCTAATGCCCCTCCAATAACAGTGGCCAGGGGTAATGCAATTTTACCTACATCAGTAAGGCCCATATCATTAGCCATCTCATCCCAGAAGAGCTCCATGAATTTACCTATAGCAAGACCAATGGCTCCTCCGGCAATCGCTCCAATAGGTCCACCAAGAGCATAGCCAAATGCAGTACCTATCAGTGTTCCAAGTGGTGCCCATATTTTAGAAGCATCACCAGTCTGAATAGCCTGTCCTATACCATCTATAAGCCAGCCAACTAAGGCTCCTATTGCAGCGCCTAACACAGGATGTCCAAGCAACTTACCGATAGCTGCACCAAGTACAGCACCTATAGGCACTGATACTTTACCTATGTCACCAAGCCCTAAGGCTTTACAAAGATCATCCCAGAACCATCCTGCAATAGCACCTGCAATAGCTCCTATCTTAGCACCAAGAGGTCCACCAATTAAGCCACCAAGTATACCCCCAAGTATGGCACCAATGCCTGCACTTAAGAATTTATCTTTTAATGCGCCTATGAACTTGTTTACAAAATCTGTTGCATAATCACCAAAGTTAGGTAGTTCAGGAATAAGCGAATCACTTATATCTCCAATATCTCCAATATCACCAATGTCACCAATATCTCCAGGATTATAGTCTGGAACGTCAATATCACCAGTAGTATCTTCATCTATATTATTCTTAGTAAGCTTAAATACTTCATCAAATGACAACAAGTCTTTCATAGACTTTTTAAGCTTATCTGCAGCTTTCTTTGCTTTCTTTGCAGCCTTTTCACTCGCATCACCTATAGCAGACATTCTATCTGCAGTAGTATCAAGTCTCTCATTAAACTTACTAATGTCATTTTCTCGCTTCTTATTTTCTTTAACAAACAGCTTACTTGGATCTACTCCATTCAAAGCAGACATTTTAGAAAATAAGTTCTGTATAGCTGCACTAAGCTTATTAAAGCCTCCGGTAAGTCCTATTACTAAAGCAGACACTACTATCAATGTAGTCCAGAAAGGATGTGCCACTACAAAGGTCATTGCTTTATTAAGGAAACTAAAGGATGCTGCGAGAATCTTATTAACCTTAGCAACTACTAAAGCACTTAAAGCTTTGGCTTTGTAGATTACCCACATAGTTGCTGCAGCAGCTAGAGCGCCTGTAAGTATTCTCATCGCCGTTGCATTCTGTAATACATGATTGATAAGCTGTCCTATTATATCTAGCACTAACGTAAGTACTGGTGCAAAAGCATTAAATACCAATAGTAGTGCTCTTGCTGCTTGTGCGCATAATATCAATGCATCATATAGGTACAACTTAACAACCGTCCAAAGATTCATGAGGTTAGCTACAAGAGCTCTTACTTGAGTTTGGGCCTCTTTAGGTATAATTCTCTCAAACACACCACCAAGTCCTTGTAGTTCATAAATGTTTCGGATAGCACTTAGCCAATCACCAAAAGCAAGAACTACTGTTCGAACCTTCTGGTAGATTGGATCAAGCACACCAGACATAAGAATAAGGGCATTATCCTTAATGTTACTTACTGCACCAGACAATGTTTTAGTGGAGTTTTCTACAACTCCACTAAATCTCTCATTCATACCATCTATAAGAGCATTAATAGCTACACTAGCTGGTATGGCTTCATCTCCAAGGTTCTGAAGCTGTTTTTGCGTAAGCCCGAGCTTTTCCTGCAGTATCTTATAAGCAGGAATACCTGCTTCAGCAAGCTGTCTCATTTCCTCATTCATCAATCTACCTTTAGTGTAGATCTGACCCATGGCTCTTGATACAGACTCAATGATAGCAGGATTATTTTGAGCAGAAGATGCTGACATAATACCTTTCATTACGTACATGACATTTTTGTACTCAATACCATATGCAAGAAGTCTCTTCGCTGCTGCTTCTGACTCAGTAAAGTCAAAAGGCGTTGTTGCTGCAAAGTCTTTAAGTACATTAATGAACTCATCAGCAAGCTGGGTATCTCCAAACATATTCTCATATGTCATGTGAGCATACTCAAGCTGTGTGCTAAATTCAACAACAGCATCTGTACAATTTCTAATTGCGTTCATTCCACCATAGAAGGCCTTAGAAATCATAATACCTTGAACGATACGTCCAACATCTTTAAATTCAAACTTAGACTTCTTAGCAGCGCGACCAAGGCTGTCATTTATCTTATTAGCTTCTGAATTAGCCAAGGTAGAAGCATCTTTCATTTTTTGTGCAAAGTCTGTTATGTCGCCCTTAATTTTAACTACTAAGTCAGAAAAAGCCATTGTTGCACCTCCTTAATTCCATCCAGGTATTTGATCTATAAAGCCTTCTTCAGTGCCGGTAGATGTATTATCATCAGCACTTCCATACTTAGCTTTTAAGAAGTAGTTATGCACCTTCAACTGACTTTGAAAAAACCTCGGTGTAAGGTTCATTACTTGTTCATCAGTGTAGTGCAGCCAAACTCTCCCAGCATATAAAATAAATGGCCAATCCCAGTCATCTTTAACAAAAGGATTGGCCACATCTTTACCGCTGGGATTTATGCGTTTGGGTCAGACGTGTTCCCGTCGGGTAATTTAGCAGGTTCTTCCTGCTGGGGTAAGTCAGAATCAAGAGCATTCTCGACTGAGTTCATAAGCTCCTGTAAATACTGAATGTCAATAAGATTACCGACCTGCTGCTCTGTAAGGTTCGGGTCTTCATGCATAAGACCTGCCCAAAGAATGAATCTAACTGCTTTAATACTTCCTTCATCAAGTTTAGCAAATGCAGCATCTACTGATCCATACTTATCCTCCAGCTCAGCCATAGCATTGAGCGTAAATCTTAATGTACGCTCAACGCCGTCTGTCAAGGTAATCTTAACCGGTTGATTTTTAATGTCTTTCAAATTTGCCATGTTAAGATTCCTCCTTTAATATACGACTATTTTGTTTCTGCTTTAGCAACCTGTACTACAGGAGTACTAGCATCTTCTTTAGCTGCTAATGTTTCCACTTCTGTGGCAGCAGGCATAACTACTGATTCAAACCACTTTGTGATTGTCTCAGACTTAGCTTTTTCATACTCTTCATCAAGCTCATATTTCCAGATTCTCTTCTTCTTAGCACCGATTGTAACTTCGTTGTTAAGGCGAGTGAACTGACCGGAAATTGTATCAGCCTGGAAGTTGATGCCATCACCTTTTGTTTCATTCTCTTCTTCCGGATCCATGAACTTACCTTTGTACAACCAAGTGTAACGATATTTACCGTTAGACTTAAGAGTTCTAAAGGCGATTGCCACGTACGGAGGAATATCAGAATCACTATATACTACAGCACCGTTTGCATCTACAACGTGTCCAAGTAAGTCTGCTCTGTTCTCGGTAGTAAGCTCATTCTTCTGAATTTCAACTTCGATCTTACCAAGAGTAGTAGCTGTTTCCATTGGACCATCATCTGCAAACAGAGTTTCCTGAGAAGCATTAGGATTAATGTTAATGTGCATTACTCCAGGAGCTGCTTTAGGAATTCCAAATGTAGGAGCTGCTGTAGCAGTATCTTCTTTTGTCATGATTGCATACATAAGGTGGTCACAACCAATTCTTGTAGCCATATTCTTACCTCCTATTCAATAGTTGTTGTTATTCCAATATTAAAGCCATACGTAACTCTGTTATCTGCATCTACTCTAATCTTATATGGGGGTTGTCTCAAGTACACTTGACCCCATCGATCATCGCTAAGATGAACTACAAGATTCTCACTTAACTGAGAATCTGCTCTTAGAGCTTCATACATTTCTAACACTTTACGTCTAGCAATATCAGCACTTCTATCACGAGCAGTTATCTGCACTGATCTATTGACCAGGTCATCGTAAGATACAGCAGGATCACCTTTGTACTCGTGCAATGCAATTATACTGTCAGGGGTTTCTGGTGCGAAGTCTCTAAAGCAGTCTTCGCCATCACCAATAGCTAACCCCTTACCAACAAAGTAATTAACTAAGTCAAGCAATAATGGATTTGCCATGATGTTCCTCCTAACTATTACTCATACTTGAAAGTGCGTTACCTACATATTTGAATACTGTCCTTGAAAACTTCTTCTCGCCATACTCTCTTACTGGATCCTCTAAGAATTTAGCTTTTCCATTAGGATGATATGCTGTGAGGTCTTCATGTACAGACATCATATACTCTGAAGCTTTTTCCTTACTTTTAGGATTCACAGGGTCGCCGTTACCACCGTAACCTACAATACCTTCATATTGCCAAGTATTGACGGATGTATCAGTTCTTCTGCTAACTTCATAAAATGCACTTAAAGCAAGTGTGTAGGTATCTTTTGGTACCTGTTGAAGACTCATCTCAAGAATCTCTTCACAAGCTTCTATTGTAGCTTTCTTAGTACCCCTACCTACATTTCGGATAGCTGCTTGACACTTGTTTTGAAAAGCTCCTAAGCTCTTTTTATCAAACTCAAAGAATACCCTCATTACAGATACACCACCTTGCAATCAGGATTTCCATGTGTATCATAGAAAGTACTTATACTTAAGATGTCTCGCTCTCTACCCTCAAAAATTACTGTATCAGTAATCTTTATATCTAAGTCACCTTCAACATAAAGCTGAGCTATAGATGTAACTGCAGCACCTGTTATACCAGTGACTACTTGTACCTTACCTGATGGATAACACATGAACTTAACTGTTTTACCATATACTTTATCACCAGTACCAGTACGCTTTATAAATTCCTTAAATTCAGCTGGAACATTAAGCCAAGGCTTTAAGCTCTTATACATACCTTACCTCCTTCCAGGCAACGGCGGCCAAGGAGGATTGTTCTGCATTCCTTTTCGAAATACTTTAGGATATGCATAAGTAGGAACCGAAATTCCAGCAGCATTAAGCTTGGCTTTATATGAACTAGCCTGCTGTTTGTAGAAATTAAGCCTTTCTGTAGGATCCTCAGACTGAGGCCCAAGTGAACGCTTTATATCTCTAGCAAACAAAGTAGCTGCTCTATTAAACAGCTGATACATGACACGATTGTCATTACCTTCGTAGGTATCAATGATGTATTGGATTTCTTCATCCTGCATAATAGGTTCGTCTTCATTGGTATCTCCAATTAAGAATCTACACTCATCAAGCTTACTATCTGCTGGATTTCCTGAATAGCTCCATGACATCAAATCACCTCCTTATTTAACTGCTGCAGCAACCACTTTCGTAACCGGAGCTTTTTTAGTTTCTGTAGAATTAACTACAAGTTTCTCAACTTTTTCTTCATGAGATTCTTCATGAGATTCTTCATGAGATTCTTCATGAGATTCTTCAGGCTTTTCAAGACTAGGTAAAGTAACTCCAAACTTATCTTTGAAGTATTTAGCTCTAGCAGTGTAATTGTGCTCGTCAACTACAATAATCTTACCTTCGGCAAGTCTGCTTTTAAAACGCTTAATCACAGTAGGATCTTCAATAGTAGATCCCACTGTGAATACTTTACCAAGGTTTCTGAATGGACGTCTTACAACGTACATTATTTTACAATATCCTTGAAGAACACACCAAGGTCTTTACAGATCTGCTTAGCATCAAAAGCGATCTCACCCTCGATACGTTCTGTGCCGAGACCGAGCATATCCATCGGCAGTCTTACGATACGGTTACCATAAGCACCAGCTCCCTGAATGCCAGTCCATGCAAAGATGTAACCAGCAGAAGGTTTCTTAAGAGCTGCACGTGGATTACTATAGCACAGTAACGCATGTTTACCCATGATGAAACCAGTCTTTTCTTTGTCACCTTTCTCAGCAGTGTTAACTACAGACCAAGCTACATACACATGGTCAACTTCGAACAGTGTAGCAAGCAGATCAGTTGTAACAATACCTTTCTGAGTATACTTGATTCTGTCAAGAATATCCTCATGGTTCTTCAGAGCATTGAATACAAACGGAGACAGGACTAATGTATTAGGTCTGAATCCTGTTTCAGACGCCATCTGAACGCTTGCCTTTGTGAATACTCCGATAGGATCAGATGTAGGATCATCAAAGTAAACAACCTTCTCATTGGTTACACCAGGATTTGCATCAGCAGCAGATGCAGCACCTTCGATCTCACGTCCCCAAATACCAGATTTGAAGAACTTAGATGCCCATTCCATCTCTCTACGAATAAGCATCTTCTGAGATACAAATTCTGTAGCATCTGTATCAGCATTTAACGGCTCATCATAGTTCGCTCTTTCTTCCGGAGTAACATCTTTGTGGAAAGCATGTTTACGGCAGTAGTAAGGATCAGAAGCTTCTACTCCGTAATCACCACCAGCAGACTCTGTTGCAGCACCACGTACCTGTGCTTCATCTCTTAAGAAATCTGCTCTACTGTAAATATAGTATACATCTGACTGTCTCTTAACAGGAACAATCGGGAAAACTTTATCTGCGATAAAGGCACTCGCATCCTGCATATAAGCAACAGAGATGTTGGTCATCGCTCTATCAATATGAGCGTTCTGCATTGTAGGCATAGTCAATATCTCCTCTCTTATTTAATCTTTACTGCGATCAGTCCATCAGTAATGGTTGTACCTGTGATAGCAACACCTACAGGTGTTTTTGTAGATGCATCTACAGCTTTACCATCAGCATCTGAAATAACGCCTTTACCAGCTTCAATTGCTGCAGCTGCTGTAACCATTACGATTCCATCAGCGATCTCAAGAACTTCGCCTTCTTTAGTTTTGTTCATTGAAACACCAATGACAGCAGTGGATGCTGTAGCCTGAATACCAGCACTTTTATTATTAACAGAAACAAATCGATGTCTCTCTACAGCGCCACCTGCAGGTAAGCTGTAACGAAGACCAGGAATTTCATAAGCATTCATTAGTTGGCACCTCCCTGTAAATATTCTTTGTAGAGATCAGGATTTTCTTTGATAGCAATAGAAACAGCTTTCTGTTTTGTGACGTTGTCACGTTTTGCTACCTCTTCAGCCTTAGCTTCGATCTTAGACCAAGCATCAGCTCCAGCACTTCCTCCTGCACTCTTTCCTACTTCATCAAGTACAGTACCTTCGATAGCTGTATTGATAGTTGTAAGCATATCAAGCAGTTCAGGACTACATCCTTTAAGCACTTCTACAAGCTTCTCTGTTTCAACAGGAAGAGCTTTAAGCTGAGCTGCTTTTGCAACTGCTTCTGACTGAATCTCTGCTTCTTTTGACTTACGAAGTTCTTCTTCGGCTGCTTCTTTCTGAGCTTTCATTTTAGCAAACAGCTGTCTTGCAGGTTCAGGCATGCTTTTCATGGTTTCTTCTTCATCAAAGGAAGTTCCGTCTTTCTTGGAATTTTCCTCGCATTCTTTCTGCTTAGCCTTAAGAGTTTCATTCTCTTTAAGAGCTGCAGCAAGATCTTCTTTTGCTTTAGTAAGCTCAGCCTGTGCAGTTTCTTTTTCAGTCACCGCTGTAGTTGCTTCAGTTTTAGCTTTACCGATAGCATCTTCGATTACAGCAGCATGCTCAGGTTTCATCTTACTAAGAATTTCCTTAACATCCATGTGTTTCTCCTTTCTTTTATATAATTCTATGAAGGCAGCCGAGCAGGCACCTTCATCGACCAGATCGACTCGGTTTACATCCAAGTCTACTACTAAGTTTGGCATAAACCGCACCCCCTTATTTATATTATACGCAAATGAGCAAATTTATATAACCCTAAAGCTTAACCCTTTTGATTTTGCCCTGGATAGAAAACATCTTGTAGGTGCCATCCTTAACTTTAGTAAACAGTTCAGGATCAAGAATCTTAACTGTTACGAACCAACCTTCAGGAACTACACCCTCAGGTATTCCCATGCTCTGCTGCTTTTCTTTAGTCATAACAATTGATTCTACAATTACACCTTTAGAATTGCCTTCATGCATCTCGCCGCTTTCTCTGTAGTTAAGCATAAAGTTCATTGCTGCTTTTTCAAGCACCTCTGTAGGAATAACGTCATCCTGCCAGTCTAATGGAATAGAGCCGTCTGCATTAACTGCTACACTTGCCCAACCACTAACTAAGCATTTGTCATCTTTTGCTTTAGCAACATCAATAGCGACTGTAAGACTTACGTCTTCGTCATCTACTGGAATTTCTTCAGAAATGTAGATGTCACTATAGCAAGACACGCGCTGTACAGAGCCATCATCTCTGTACACGCTTGTGCTTTCACTTTCACTCATATGTCTCTCATTATAGATAGCTGCCATATTATTCTCCTCCTGATCCGGTATAAGCTAAGTCATTTTGTTCAAAGTCATTGTCTGTTGTATCATCAGGTTGCTCCTGGGCCCCAGCTTTATTATTACCTGAGTTATTATCCACATTATCGTCCTCTTTGGCACTTTTATCCTCAGACTGCTTTAAGTATACCTGTTCAAAAGTTTCTTCATTAAGATATGGCATACCAAGAATACTTCTCAAGTAGTTCTGCATGTCTAAGTCACCAGCAATATTAAGGCCCATTGCTCTAAGCACCAATGCTACTTCTTTAAGTGACGGCGTCTGAATCTGTCCAGGGACTATTTTAGGATATTCTGTTATATCAGGAAAGTTATTATATCTGAACAAATCAGGAACAGCTTTATCATTAAATACATCAGAAATATTATAAAGCTGAGATTGTAATGCAGCAGCTAACATTGACTGCTTAGTATCTGCGAGAGCAAATGATCCAGCTTTATTATTACCTATAAGAATAATATCAGACAGCATTGTAATAGCTATTCTATTGTCGTATCTATCAATAGTCTCACCAATGTTTATCTGACGATTAGAACCAGAAGAAAGAAGTGTGAGCTCCCAACCAGCAGGAAGTAAAATGCCTTCTTCACTGTCTCGTCTAACAGAAGCTACAAGCTCTTCTGCTCTGGTACGCAGCGCCACCATTCTCTCGTCTTCATCATTCCATAAGTCTAAGTCTTCTGGTGCTTTAAGAACAGGAAAACCAGCAAGGTCCCTTTCAATACCTATACCTTCAATTTCTTCGAAATGCTTTTTAAAGAACCAAGGTCTGTAAGCATTACGTAAAAGTGACTTACCTTCTGGGTTGTCTCTACTAACTCTTGTTCTAAAGAGTAAGCCCTTAGACATAGGAATAGATGTAATTTTGAAATCTGGCTCAGCCATCTGAACAAAAGCAACTACATCACCTTCTTTATTGAACGTCCATTCATGAAGTGATGTCTGTGCTCTAATAGGCAGACGTCTCCAACCTATTCTACCATCAGTGTACTTGCTTTTGTACTTAGGATTGCGCTCATCGGGTCCTCGTCTAACCTTGTACACAATTTCATGAAAGCTGAATCCGTATGTAAGCATAGAAAGAATCTCTGATATGGTGTTTGCCCAAGACATCTCCATATCATCCATGCAGCTCTTTAAGAATTCAGCAGCCTCTTTATCAGCTGCACTGGTACTTGCAGGCTCTACTCTCCAAGTAGTTCCACGAATAAGCATTTCTGCTAAATAAAGAATCGCACCAATCACAGGATCATTATCTGCCATCTCCTGGTAGATTCGTCCTGCATAAGGCCACCTTAACTCAGGTAAAAATTCTTCATACACATATGGACCATATCGTCTAAGACCAGATACACCTAACTGTTTGTAGTTAACAATCTTTTTACCATTTGTTTCGGACATCTACTCACCTCCTAAATCTCGACCAGTATGAACCACCAGACTTCTTAACACCTGATGGAACTCTCTGTAACGCTGGTTTTCTAAAGTAGTTAAATGCTCCAGAAAAACCATCAATAGTATCGTCGTGCATACCATATGGAAACAGGTCTGCTTCGTCTAAGAACGGAAGAATATTTCTACAGTTCTGTAATATCATTACTCGTCCACTCTCTGCAGCAGATGATGCTGCCCTAGCTCTTTCAACTTTAGAGCCAGTAGAAGGTATACCCTGGAAGTCATATCCATTAAATACCTCTCTAGCATAGTGATCAGTAACAATTTTACCTGAAGAACCAGGCTCTTCTTCCATTCGTATCGCCACGCTATAACCATCTGTTATAGCTGTTTGTCTCATTATATTCTCTACTTCAAGTGGACTTTTCTGAATTCTTACAATATCCTCAATCCAGTATAATCCCTGATAATGTGCTAGCTTAAAACCTACAGTCCAGTCAGGCTCTCGTTTATCACGTCCTTTTCCTTTACGCTTTGCAGGATCTGTTGACGCGAGGTCCCAAAATCGTACTGATTTAGCTGCAGCAGGTTTACTATCTACAGGAACGATATTAAACCAGTGACGATTAAGCAAATCTCCATTTGCTTTAATCTCCCAGTTACCATTCAATAATCGTTCTCTTTCAATAGGATCAAGCTCAGCAAGTGACTCCTTATAGGCATCTGCATCAAGATACGGGTTATCATCAATACCAGCACCTATAAAGATACGTCCTGCATCTTTACCTTCTACAAAGAATCTCTGATAGTAGTACTCGCCAAACTGACCACCAGGGTTGGCTGTAGCTCTAAAGCGCAACGGCACCTGTAAGGTCTTTGGCTTACGTAAACGAGAGAATAGATACCTGTAGTTTGCTGGGTCAATATGAGTTACCTCATCCATACCTATGTACTGAAACTCAGCACCTTGGTATCTATAACAGTCATTAGCTGACTCAAGGTATCCAAAGTTAAGAGTGGCCCCTGAAGGAAACACATATTGTTTTTCTTTCTCAGACCACTTTACTTCTTTGCTATCTACAAATGGCATCAGCCATTGTTTCGACATATCAATCAAGGCTCCTGGCAATGATAAGTCAGCATATGTTTTACGGAAAAGAATAGCTGAATAACCAGGAATATCTACATATTGCAATGCAGCCATAAGCTGTGCAACCGACTTGCCACCTCCGGCAGCTCCACCATACAAAATCTCTTTGGCGTCATTCATTAGCAAGAATGCTCTTTGCTTTGGTGTAGGGTCATACGGAATGTACTTTGTAAGTCTTGGCGTAAGCATACCCTGTAGCTGGGTTAAGTCCAAGTTACTTAAGTCTATATCAGGCACTACGCCACCTCCTTATACGAAGATTGCGGGCGATGCACTCGCCCGCTACTCTTATTTGTCACTTTCCGACTCAAGCTGAATCGGCTCGGCTTCAATTCCTTCACCGATCTCTTTGTTAGAGGCATCTACAAGACCCTCACCGATAATGTACGCAAGTACTGTTGCACCAGCAATAATCAGCGCTGTGATCTGAGTTGCCTGATTCTCTGTGCCGCCGAGAGCTACAATCATCATACTGACGAAACTTGCTACGGCAGTCCAGAACTTTCTACTTGTGAGTTTTCTCACCCAATCAATCTTCTGCATCCTATTCACCTCCTTATTCAATCTGTCTGATTATGGTACGCCATTTAAAGATTCTATTCAATCTCTCCTGGCTGAAAAACGGCTGTTTCATGAACCAGTCTCTGAAGTCCTCAGCTCCCTTAGAGCTGTTACAAGACTGACAGGCAGGAACTATATTACTCTGTGTAGTTCTACCACCCTTACTTACCGGCTCCAAATGATCTCTTGTAAGCCTCTGACCCTTCCTTGTAGTGCATCCACAATATGCACACTCACCACTAAAGAATATCAAAGCCTCTTTCCATTCCTGGTGCGTATAGTCTGGATTCTCCTCGCCGCGGCGTTTCTGACTCCCAATAAAGTCAGAATGCTTCTTCTTTGTACGGTTCTCTTTACGTCTAATGTTATAGCAGGTCTTACAGTCCTGTCTCCAAACAGGATTGCCGTCCTTATCAGTCCCGTTACGCGGAAAATCTACAAGGGGCTTAACCTGCCCACAAAAGGCGCAGCGAGCCAGTGGCTCACCGTTCACGCCCTGGAAGACCTCATGCTTGTACTTCCCTCTCATCTTCTTATTTCGACTTCTTCCCATCTTATTCCTCCATTGTTACACTACTAGACTGTCCAGTATCATCCTGAACTACAACCTGTGTAGTAGTCGTCTTTGTCTCAGTCTGCTTCACACCGATCTGTGTGATGTCACCCAGCGCCCCGGCCTTAAGCAAGATACCTACAACCTCACTCAAGTCAGACTGCTTAGTAGGGGCCTTCTTCAACTCAGGATTCTCTGTGTCCGTCATGAGGTCGCGGCGCATCTCTTCCTGGGCGATAGTGTCTACTCTCGCCTTACGCTCCATGTCACCTGCCAAGCGCGCCAGCGACGCGATCTCACCTGGTTTCAGGCTCATTGGGTCAATCATGTCAATAGCTGAGCTGATTTTTGCACGCAGCCTGGCCGCCATATCTACATGGTCCTTGTTCATGTCAAGGATCTCCTGGCGGCGCTGCAGCAGCGTGATGTCATCACAGTACTTCATCCAGGCCTGCATCCTTACAGGGAAGCTCCAGCGCTGTGCAATCTTACGAACTACATTGTAGGTAGTACAAAGCTGCTTCGCCACGTCTGAATAAGTTGGCTTCTTGCCTGGGTAACTATCTCTATAGGCAGTCCATACAGTGAACTCCCACTGGGTCTCGCCGGGCTGCTGCACCCAAAGGTCGAGACCGTTTTCCTTTGCGTTGTTAATCCAATCAGCTTGATGCTGTCTGTAGTATGTTATTCTGTTATTCTCTGCCTTTGCACAATCTACACACAGATGCTGGTCGATGTGGTGTGCCGGCTTGTACTGTCCACATCTCGGACAGTGTATCATATTTACGACTTCTATAGGCTCTGACTCTGCAGGGGTATCTACAAGACTTTCTTCAGTCTCTTTACCAATAATTTCTTTCTTGTTCGACTCTTCAGACACACTAGCACCTCCTTATTATTATTATACGCAAATTGGTCAGTTAGTATAGCTACACATTCATCCAGTAGGCCATTTATCACGAACGCGTAATTAGTCCATTTATAACATCGACCCCGGGGCCCTATAAAATCTACAAACAAACCTTTACGGGCCTTTATCGAGTGCCCAGGACTCGCATACAGTTATTTTATGCGTTATTTTTGGGTGTATAGGCCTATTTTATTATATGGGTATGCGGCGCTGTAATTTTTGGACTATTCATTGATCTACACTTCGTTTCAGGGTGCAAGCATGCTCCAGTTTTCATTTCAGGGTGCAAGCGCCTCCGCGCTAAGGGGCGCGAAAATGTGCACAGAAATTGTCGCAATTTTTGGACTTTTCTGTACAATCTGCACAGAAATAATTTCTGTTCATTTTGTATAATTTTTTATAGAAATGCGTATATTTTCTATGCAATTTGTATATAATATATGTATAGTAAGATGTACACAGAAGTTGATGGAAATTGATTGATTTTCTGTTCAATCTGCATAGGATCAAATTTAATTCTGTTAGATTTGAACAGAAATTTATTTCATTCTTGTGTGAAACGTCGGTATACATTTTTTAAATTTTTGATATAATATAATTATCAAATAAATAAATGAATCAAATAAATATAAATATTAATTTAAAGAAAGAAATTAATAATATTTGATTTATTAAATTGAACTTTGAAAATTGAATATTGAAAAGTCTTAAAAAGTCTTATAAAATTCTACAAAAATATTAAGAAAGAAAGAGGTATAAAACTATGACAGATTTAAGAATGATTGAAAAGAAAGCAGACGAACTGGGTAGAGATATGGAGACTGTTATAAAAGAGATAAAAAGAGTACAGTCAGCCAAATGTCGTCTTAAAAAGTTTAAAGGACGTTCAGACTATGATGCAAAAATGACAAAGATCCTTCAGGAAGAAGAAGTATTAAAAGAAGTAAGACAGTTACTTGACCCAAAAGAAAAACCAGTAACAATGTATACAAAAGAAGACGTAAAAATGTTAGACTTCGATGAGACAGTAAAGGCCCTGAAGAGTATTCAATCTAAAAAGTGTCTTACAAAATATGACCCAGATAATCAGGAAGGATATAAAAAGGCCTGCGAGATTGAGACTTGGTTAAACGAACATAAAAAGACTGTAAAGCCTGTAGATACAGCCTACATTAGAAGAACTGATCTTCAGACAGTAATTGATACTATTAAAGAAACTGGAGATATTAAAGTCGAAACAATTCTTGAAATGTTAGAAAACTTATAAGAAACAACGACCGGTCTGAAAAGACCGGTCGAGAAAAGAAAGTGAGGACAATAAAATGAGTATTGAAGTAATGATATTTGAACATATGAGAAGACAGTCACTTGAAGAAGAACTTAAGTATAATGAAACCTTAAGAGAATTAATTGAAAACAACAAAGTAAGAAATCAAGACGTTTGGGAAAAGGATGAGTCAGAAAAAACTGAATATTGTCTTGAAAGATTAAATGAAAAGATTGAATCCTTAAAGGAAGACCTTAAGAGTTAAGAAAAGGGACCCTTAAGGGTCCCTAATGAAAGAAAGAGAGGAAAATAAGATGAGACAAAAACTACTAAGCTTAATAATGATCGTAATAGGACTTGTATCAATACCACTGTGTGACATGGATGGAACATTCGCTTTGATGGTAGTTCCTATGAGCGTGTACCTATTCTTTACAAGAGAGAATTGGTTAGTGTAGGAGGTCGTGAGACCTCCTTTTTATTTACCTGGAATTGTTATTTCTTCGGCGATCTACTAGTCTGTAGTCAGTCACGGCCAGCCCGCGCCGCAGCGGACCAAGCGGGCCTGATTGTTAAGAAATTAACGTTCCTGTTAGACTTTCGGCGATCTACTAGCTTGCAGTCAGCCACAGCCGGGCTGCACCGGGCTGCCGTCGCGATTACAGTCACGACCAGCCAGCAGCTGGCTGCAGCGGCTAAAACCCAGTCTCAGCTTGCCAGCAGCTGGCTGCAGCGGCTAAAACCCAAGGCAGTCTTGGTCAGTTGGCCCTTGGCCGCGGCGGCTAAAACCCAGCTTCAGCTTGCCAATGCTGAGCCGCCGCGATTACAGTCACGACCAGCTAGTAGCTTAGCTACGGCGGCTAAAACCCAGCCACGGTTTGCCAATTATCGGCTACGGCGGCTAAAACCCAGCCACAGCTTGACAGCGCCGCGGCTGCACTATATGCGGAAAAATACAGCGATCATTGATCGCTGTATACTCTTAGTTACTTGAATTCGTTATCAATGTTCTGTTGATGAATTCTAACAGCTTCTTCCAGTAGGTCTTTATACTGTTCACTGCTGCAAGTTTCTTCATCAATGTACAACCAACTGTCAACAGTAATTTCATCGTAGTCATCTGGCTCATCATCACCACGTAGATAATCTCGACTGAACAGTGTTGCATAGCCGTCACAAACGTATACAAACATCAGCTGATGATCTTCCGAAAAATACACATCACATATAGTAACCATGCAGTGACCTCCAGCATTGAAATATTCTGTAGCTAACATTTTGTAATTCATAATCGTACCAACCTTTCTTTTAATAATTACTTTTCTTATTTACAATTATATTATAACATATATCTTGCAGTTTGTTGTCAGCAAATCAAAACTTTTTCAAGTTGCAGAAGTTTCAGCCAGCTCTGAGCCAGGCTATGATCTACTAGCCTGTTGACAGTCACGGCCGTCCAGTGCCGCATCGCGCTGCAAAAGTTTCGCCCAGTACAAGCTGGTCGTGACTGCATAAAAGTACAGTAAAATACAGCAGTCTTATGACTGCTGTATTCTTTCAGCTGTGTATTACTGTGCGTCTTCTACAAACGTTTCTAATGCTGATTGAAGCTCCTGGACAAAAGCTGCCTGATCGTATAAATTTGCTGTAGCTGTCGTACCGTCTTTATGCTTGACTGTGATGCATATCTCAGCATCAGGCTCTGCCGCACAGTGATCAAGAGCTGTCAGTAATTCTTTGCTTTCTTTAATCATACGCTGTTCACAATCTGTAGCGGTCTCTCTGACGATTAAGCCTGCAAGCTGCTGCATACTGTTTGCATATATCGCTGCACAAAATTCGTTAACACCTGCTGCGCGTAATGTTTCATATGTAGCTCTGTGAACATAAGCTGGTTTTGTTTTATTACGTTCGCTATCAATCAGCAACTGACCGAGCTTTGTAGCCATATTTTCTGCAATCGACCACGGACAATCGCCTAAAGGATTAAACGTTCCGTCAGCATAGTGTGAATCAAGATCTTCGTTGTCATAGTATAGATCATGTACCACATCGTAACCTAATTGAATAACACTTTCTGGTACTGCGTGATAATGCTCGTCAACATTTGCTGTGTACTGCTCTAGCTTTACATTTTGATCGTTAGCTACATACATCTTACCGTAGCTGTCATACGTTGCTATATTCATTAGATCGCTCACGTCTTCTGCGTGCATCACATAGCATTCATATTTCCAGATACTATCCTCGCCGGCTTTACGCTCAATATCATCACAATCCTTGATGAACGCTTCGATCTGCTCCTTGTCATTGCTTGTCACTGTGCTGTTATTAAGGTACTCATGCAATGCTTTCTTTAATAATGTAGTTGTCATATTCTACCTGCTTTCTACGGCCGAGCTGGACGACCGATTATTATTTCTTTTCCAGCTTCAATTATATTATATCATATATCTTGCAGTTTGTTGTCAGCATTCTGAAACTTTTTCAAGTTGCAGAAGTCACGACCAGCCGGGCTGCTTGCTGCGAACTACTAGCCTGTTGGCAGCCACGACCATACGGCGCCGGGACGATCTACCAGTTTGCAGTCAGTCTCAGTGGGCGAGAGCCATAGTGCCCCGTGTGGTTCCGACTCAATTGTGTCGTGCCGCGGCGGCTAAAACCCAGCCACGACCTGACAAGACTGAGTCGCGCTCATCGTTCCAGCTCAACGGTGCTAGACCGCGGCGGCTAAAACCCTAGCCTGACTTGACCAGACGACACTACAATGCATCTTTCCTCGGTTCAAAAATTCGGCGCCGCCGCTGCATCGTTTTTCGATTTGCTGACAACAAACTGCAAGATTTATGATATAATATGTTTAAAGATAAGAAATAAATAACTTATCTGAAATCAATAATAATATTATAGTATCGTGCGTGGACCGCACGGCTGACAGTGGATGGTCAGCGGAAAGGAGTCAATATGACATTAACAAACTTATTTGCAGAGAGCAGCAACACAGCAACTACAAACGGAAGAGGACTTGCAGGAACAGCTCAGCTTACAGCGGTAGCCAATGAGGCAGCTAGCAGATCAATTCGTCTGATGAATGAGGACGTTGAGACTTATAAGGAAATGTTAGTAGCTTCTCAGCACGACAACAAAGCGATGGATGAGCTTCTTGAAACGTTAGCAGCTTACGAAGATATTGATACTGAGTTCATCACTCAGCTTGATGATTCTGTAATTGACGGTATGTTGAAATCTCAGCAGAGCAAACGCTCTCGTGCTAAGAGCAAAGCGATGACTATGGATAACTACAAGAGCTTGATGTCAGCTGCAATTGCTGAGAATCTTATCCGTAAGGCAACTGGTCGTACAAAAAACAGTGTGGGTGTTCGTCGTGGATCTGGTTCAGTAACATTCACTGAAGAGTACCTTGAGCAGCTGAAAGATGACCAGGAGAAACTTAAGAAGGAATTGAGAAACGTACAGAGCAAGAAGTCAATCATGAAATCAAAAGCTGGCTTCGATCCTGAGAGTGAACGCTGGCAGGAATTGCTGGTAGCAGAAGAACAGCTGAAGAGTATCAGAGTGTCAACACGCGGAACTACAAAGGTTGTAGAAGTCGACACGACAAAGAAAGAGCTGGAAGAAGCATTTGACGGAATCAATCTGGAAGACATCAAACAGATGAAGGCAGCTGACTCTAAGGCCCTGCTAGAGAAGCTTGCAGGACTGCTTAGCAAGTAAATAACTGATAAATAACCAACCACCAGGCAATTGCCTGGTGGTTTCTTTTTGGCCGCTGTGCAGTCTGAGCACGGTCGTGGCCCGGCTGTGATCTACTAGCTTGTGGACAAGCCCAGCGAAAGCCAGCCGCGTGGCGCCGTGACAAAGTACAGTTTGGCTATTGGCCGCTTGTGTTGATCTACTAGTCTGTTTCAGTCACAGCCGGCCCGTGACGCGGCGACGCTGCATTTCTTATTCCAGCGCCGCGTGGACTGGTCGAGACTGCATCGTGTAATATTGCGGTCGCAGCTAGCCCGTGCCGCGGCGACACAACAATCAGGCCAGCGGACCGATGCGGTTCAGGGACGCGGCGACTAATCCAGCATCAGTTCATGCAGCTGTACAGAACCTTGCTGGCCCTAAAAGAACTAGTCCGAACTAGGAACCAAAATTATTTGACGCCAAACAGCTTCGGCGCGGCGTCGGATCTAATTGGATTTTAAGATCGTGGTGAGCAGTATCTACAATCATGTCGTTATTTATATTATAACACGCCAATAATTTGACAGTGGAACAGACACCCAATCATATTCTTTCCGTTCCAAAAATTTTTCAAAAAAAAAAGTATATATATAGGAATAAATAAATAATATTAATTTTGCCAAATTCAATATTTTCAATTGGTTTTAATTTTTAATCATTCTGATTAGTAGTTTATCTTGCTCCCGCTTCTGTAACTTAACTCTTTTGTAGTTTACATTTATCCACTTTATCTCAACATCTTTTTAACTCAACAATTATCTCAACAACTTAACAAACTTAACAATCTTAACTTTTTGGCGGTTTTCAAAAAATTTTTGGGTTACAAATTTTAAAAAATATTTTTTTAAATTATATATATTATTTTTTTTTTGATTTACGTCAATAAGTTAAGATTGTTAAGTTTGTTAAGTTAATGGCTTCCAAAAGATGTTAAGATGTTGAGGTAATGATGCGGCGGAGCGCGGAAGAAATACCGAAATAAAGCAAAAATGGCACAGTGATCCGCATGCTGAATACCAAAGACGCACAGGAACGATGCGCCGTTCATCAATGAAAATGTCTACCTTGTAGATACCCCCACGAATTGCATCGTCAAAAGGTTAAGATGAAAAATGTTAAGAAACGTTAAGATGAAAATTTTACAAAGCTATACAATTTGTCCAAATCGCATAGTCCTAGAAGGCTATTGTAGATACCAAAATTGGCAAAGAAAAAGGGCCAGATTGTAGATAATCTGGCCCTCTAAGCTGGTAAGATATTTGTTTTTGTAAATTTAATTTGCCTGATCGATGAATCAATAATCACTAAACAGTCAATCAATAACTGTCCAAGCGGTCATCGTCAGGTTCAATAAGCACTGTGTAGATCAGCTCTTCAACCTCCTTTTCTGAGAGCTCATGAGCTGCGTTTTGATTTCTGAGTGCCACGTTGATGAGCTCCCGGACGTCCTGCTTATTGAGTAACTGGTGTTCCCAGAAGGCATTTGACAGTAGCTCTGTGTGCTTCTCAGCGTCGAGGTAACGACTTACAGTGATGGACTTCTTGTAGCGAAGAGAACCGATGTAATCTCGGTTCATGCTGTTCGCTGAAATACAATCATGATTCATGTAGTTATCAATCATAGTCTTAGAAATAGATTCAAGACTAACTGATGAACATTCAATCCCGCGTCCCATGGTTTATCTACTCAGCCTCCTCAATTTCTTGTAGTTCATCTCGCAATGCATCGGTCACATCTTTCATCTCGCCAAGAATCTTGTAGGTTCCTGTAGATACCAGGTAGTCTTTCAGTTCCTCTGTCAGGTCACCAATCAGCTCCTGAAGCTTGTCAACCAATTGACTGGCCTTGTCTGTTTTACTTGTTGACATATCCTGGGCAAGGTCCATCTCAACAGAAGCCCACTTTGTAGATGACTTAATCATGCCCTGGAAAGATTCAGGCACGATGACTGGTGTCCAGCCTTTTGGTACCTCAGCAGCTTCAAGCTGATTACAAACCGGCACCGCGCGGCTGCCATACATTGAGACGAACTTGTTGAACGCTTCCTCACTGAGTTTATACTGTCTATCACTGAATGTAGATACATTCTTGAGGTATGCCACGTCTGCTTTGCCGGCAACAAGCAGTGTAGTGATGATGCCGGTCTTATCTGAGTAGCTCCACATTTTAGATGCTTGCCATCTCAGGTCGAAGTCAGAAACCATTTTGCGATCGCGATCCAGCTGTATGGTTCCTGGGTTGAAATTGTAGCTGTACTGGTATGGCTCGAAGTTGCAGACAAACAGACCGTTGACGAACACTTGGCCATGAGTATCTGGGATGTCAAGCACCTGGCCGATGGAGGTCTCATCTACAACTTTGTAGTTAGTCTGCATGTGTAGGTTCGCTGGGACGATGTGCTGATGAAACTCTTCCTCGGTAATTCCGTCAATGACGATCGTGAGGTTGTTATCAGGTGCTTTGTCCCAGATTTTGAGGGTCTCTACAAAGAAGGTTAAGATCTGTGTGCCATAGCGGCGACTGTTGACGAAGCGCGGACGCCAGATTTCTTTCTTGCCATAATTGTAGAACGTAACCTGCTTGTCGTTGCGGAGCAATACAAGAGTAGCGATCTTGTAGCCCTCGCCAAACTGGCCTATTGTAGATTTATCGTCGGCCTTAGTTGTCTGACCGAGTAACAGACTGCTGGCTTCCAGGACTGAGGACTTGTTAGAGATGCTGAGGCGCTGTGTATCTGCGTCGTAGGACCAAGCCATCTTGTTGTCCTCGTGCTGCTTCTCCTGGTCGAGAGCATTCTGGAAGAGCTCTCTGATTGCCTCAACTATGCCCCATGATGGGACATAGCTTGGTGTGATAGTTAATTCAAATTTACGCATGATATATTTCCTCCTTCAAGATAATGTGCTATGTACTAGCGTGTAGATAGTAACTACTGATAATGATTAATCTGTGTGAACGCAGATGAGGCCATCCTGAACACGGTAACCGAAGCAAAGGTTTCCGCTGTCACAGATGATAGCAAGGTCTTTGTAGCTCAGGCCTGGCTTGTTCTTCACAACTCTGTACTTAGTATGCGCATAGCCTCTGCCTGCTCCCTCTACAATGATGTCTGCTTCTTCAAGTTCTTCAGGAGACTTATTGTAGGTGCTCTTGAGAATTTTGTACTTGCTGCACAGTTCCTTGTATCTATCGTAGTTTACTTCGTATGACATAATATTCCCTCCATTTGATTACTTGCTGTAATAGTTGTCTTCGTAGTCGTCAAAGCGATCGGCGATCTGTTCAAGCACTGCTGCGTATGTGGTGTCGTACACTGGCATCATTGTTCGCTGATCGATATGAAGCACTGGTCTGTATTTCTCTTTGAGCTGCTCATAGATTTCATCCTGGTAATACTCAGGTGCCTCTGTGAGTTCTTCTGTCAGCCATCTCTGTAACTCAGCTGGTGCAACTACATCATCAGAGTTTGTAGGTGCGGCACTTGGTTTCATGGCCTTGTACTTATCAATCATGTCGTCAAGTGAGTTAAGCAGTGATGCACTGCCTGTATTCGCACGTGGTGGCTGAAGACCTGCAGCACGCTGAGCATCATATAACTCATGAATCTTATCAAGTTCTTCCTGCTCTCTGTCACTCAGACCATCACGGCTCTGAGCATCTTTAGCTCTAAGGTACTTCTCACGTGAGTTGATCTTCTCGCACATCTTGCAAGTCTTGTAGGTACCCTTGCGTCCATTGTAGTAGTTTCTGAACTGTGCTACTGGTTTGATTTCTCCACACTGTTTACAAATCTGTGTTGGCATTTTTGACATATCATTGTCCTCCTGTTTCTTAATTCTTTAATAAGGCTTTCTGAGCCAATGTATCTGCCATTGCCTCTGGATAACCTTCAGCAATAAGCTGCTTGTAGATCTTTCTATACTCTGACAGAGTTAACTTGATGACATCCTGCGGGTTGACTTTCACTTCAGGCTCATCTACAATTTCTTCTCTATGTACAAAGCCCGCTTTTACGCACTTCGGGCATTTAACGGCTACGTAGCCTTCCTCAGTCTGCAGAGGCACATTGTAGAGTGCACATGCGTGCACTCCTTTCTTGGTCTCAATACAGAATCTACACTTTTCTTTTGACACTCTGTAGAATCCTGATGAGAAGTTGCAATATCCCCAATCTGGTACTTTGTATTCGACTTTCGCTTTAATCTTAATCATTCTATTCTTCCTCCACTTTGATGTCAACCTGTTGTCTACTTAACGAGGTTGAGAGTGAGCTGTCCATTGTCTTCTTCACTTGTTGTGTAACTCTTGCCGAGCAACAGGTCTGTATATCTTCTTGCCAGTTCTTTCTGAACTGCTCTGGCTAATGTTGGCAGGTACACCTTGCGATATGTTGTCGGGTTGATGCAAAGCTGACCCTGATCAATCATGCGGTTTACCTTGCGGCAGAACTTACGAGTGTTGCTTGTTATAGGTACTACACCTGAGATAAGTTCTTCCTGGATGTCTAACAGAATACCGTCTTCTGTCTTTGTCAATAATACTTCCAATGTCATAACCTTTGCCATAATCTTATCCTCCTAGTATAACCAATATTCTTTTGTACACATTAAGTAGATACCAAACGGGACGAACAACAGAGCTCCTGTTGCGTCCATGTCACACAGCGGCACTGAGATGATGCCCGCTACAATGAAGAATAATCCAATCAATCTCTGTTTAATCATATCGAGCACCTCCTAGTATGTAGCCTTCAAGCTACCGATGAACTGTTCAGTATCTTCTTCATTCGGTGCTCCAAAATAGAAACCAATAACTTCTGTAGATACCATTGAACCATTTGAGCATCTCACAGTGTCTTTGAAGATTGTTGTCATATCTGCTTCTTTTGAATACACTGTAAAGATACTGGTCTCTATAAGACCGATGTCTTCTGGCGTTACTTCTTCGACACATTCATTGAAATATCTCTCTGCGTCGGCGCCGTACTTATGCTTGAAGTCCTCGATACCACATTCTCTGCTGTGATACAGAGCTCCCTCAGCTGAGTAGATAATATCACATGTAGCCAGGTCAATGTCACAAGCTACACACATGTCTGTACTGTCTGTTGATACAACTCTAGCGTCTTTGTTTGTCATGTTTCTGTACCTCCACTTTACTTTTCATTCTTGTCATCTTGTAGCAATCCTTGCAATCTCTACGATACTTAGGCTTGCCTTTTGAATCCTTACCATCTTTGTAGAATTCTTCAACTGGTTTACGTTCGCCGCAGGTGCCACAGATACGCATTGTATCTGTGTCCTGCTCTGATACAAACATATCAGAAAGGTTCATTGTGTTACCTCCTTCTTAGTTACTGCACATCTGTATGACATATAGTCAAGATCTACATCATATTCTTTACCAAGTTTTGATTCGAGTAAGGCGCCTAACTGCAAGTGACACGTTCTGCCCGTTACATCGAAGCTAACGAATACTGTTGGAACTTCAGCACACTTTTCTTTTACGAAACTAACAAGCTCGCTTGTCACTGAGTTGTTTGTATATATTGATGGACCTCTCCATCCGTTTCTAACATACTCCATATGGTACCTCCTACTTATGAACTCTGAATCCATAGGCCTGAACATTTTTGTAGGTTGTCTTGCACACATCACTAATTCGTGATGTAGGTGAAACATACATACATGCAGCTCTTACTTTTTCAGCAGTTTCGACTGTATCATACAAGCACCAAATCCAATTGATGCTGTTGATTACCACGCCATCTTCAAGTTCTTTTCTTGCATCTCTGTAGTACACGATGTATTCAGCATTCAAATCAAAATCATAGAATGGGCCTTCTACATATCCAACTACTGAGGATGCGAATCTGTAGGCGTCTTTGCGATTTGTAAATGTTCTTGTTAAGCATTCGTCTGACATTTCACGAACCTCCTTCTTAATTTTACCCGACAGGTAAGTTCCTGTCGGGTACAGGTTTCGCTGCTCTTAAGCAACTCTATTATCTCTTACATTATATATTATATCACATTTCTTGCAGTTTGGTGTCAGCGAAATGAAAAACGATGCAGTTACTCTCTTCTACTCCTCTACTGAGCCAGACTTCATTGTATTCTGTACATACTGAGTAGTTAAGCTAGGCTTGTTACCAAGTGACCAAATACGATCAGTCCACATATGGTCTCCAGCCTTTAAACTTGCAGCTCTTATAGTTTCACAAGCAGCATCTACAGCATCTGCATGATGCACAATATGAGCTTCAATACACGCAGGTGCCACTGGGGCGCCGTATTCAAGTGCACCATGATGAGATAAGATAATGTGTCTAAGAATCATCAGTTTATGTTCATCCTGCTCTGTCTTAGCTAACTCATTTTCATCTGAGAAGTTACCTACAAACTCAGCCCCCATGAAGACATGCTCGTATAACTTTCCTTCGTCTGTCATTGAAATTGTAGCTCTATCTAACTGGTAAGTGTAGAGCTTACCTACATCATGAAGCAGTGCACCTGCCACACACAGGTCTTCATTGGCTTCAGGAGTTACTCTGGCGATCATACCAGCGATACGCGCAACAGAGTAGCTGTGAATAAGCGTACCACCAAGATAAGCATGATGTACAGTAAGCGCACCAGGAATTGTCTGCCACTTAGACATAAGTGCTTCAAAAATATTGACACACAGGTTTGCAAGGTAGTCATCTCCAATGCTTGATGCAAGAGCATAGCAATCTCTGTATATCTGGTCTACATCATATGTAGATTTAGGTGCAAATGCTTCAATAGATACTTCTTTGTTAGATGCTACTCTTGAAACGTTAAGCTGCTTAGTTCCTGACCACTCAGTCACTGTGGCGGTGACATCAAGAACTGTGTTAGCTTCCGGAATTTTACCACTTGTCCAATCCCAGTAGTTACCCTGAATTGTATCTGACCCATCAAACAGTTCAAGTGTAAGATAATCTTTACCTGCTTTTGTTTTTCTAGCAGTGGCGGATTTAACCGCCACTGTAATAGATACTGTTGTGCCAACTGTTAATTCACTGAATAAGCCCATTATTTTGTCCTCACTTTCTTCTCAATGTAAACTGCATGCTTCTCATCCATAAGTGGCATATCTGCTAAAGCATGTGCTGCTTTGGTCATCTCTGTAATTAAACCTGCATAAGGTTCGATGATCTCTGTACCATTGTTGATAGGCACTGAGAGTGGTAATACGATACCATCACGTGCTGGTTTCCATTCCTGGGTACGCTTGGTAAAGTAGAACTCATGAATTGCAATGTACTTTACACCATCTCTGCATGCTGCTGACACTACAAGCTTAGTAGAGTCTGATTTCTTAACCTCACCGATGTCTTTGAAGTTGTCCCAAATTCTTTTCATTTCTGCCATGTTAATATCCCCCTTAATCTTCTTTCCAAACTTTTTCATACAGACCACAGTGGCAAGTACCTGGTTCTGTCTGTTCTCTAAACTGCTTGCACATACACTTAGTATCTGGATTGTGTTCCATTCTACATGGGCAGTAGCCGTCGTTATTTTTAAGCCATGTAGATACTTGACGAACTGTATCAGGATTATCTACTGTCTTAACTACAAGCTTCTTTTCGTTAGTGTCCAGGAAATGTACCGCTTCTGGTCTCACTTCTTTACACCAGCCGTCTTCTAATTCAACCAATGCAGACACCGTTCCAGTTAGCATGGAGTTCGTCCATGTATGGAACTTAGCATGTATTGGCTTTGCATTTTTCTTAAGAATTACTTCACATTTTCTCATGCTGTTTCCTCTCTGTAAATGTCAAATACTGAACCGTCATACACATTGTAGCTTCTGTAATCAAAGGAATCTGGCTCTTTAAAGTCTACATTATCAGGCTCTACTTTCTGTCCCCAAGAAGGATTACCATATTCTACACCAGCTGTAATAGGACATCTGAATGTCTTAAACTCAGAAAGCAACCATCTTAATACAGGTACATGCTCAAGCTCGTCATTATTGAAATCGATTACAAGCTCATCATGTACAATGTTGATAAGATGTGTTTCAAGTTTATGATACTTAAGGTACTTGTAGATGTCTACAACTTTGTACTTGATGTAGTCTGCGGCGCATCCCTGAATCAGAGCATTTGGCGCTTTGTAACAATCATCTGAATCCAGGCGGCGACGCCTTCCATAGAAGTTCTTTACATAACCACGCATCTTGATGACCTGATACACAGTATTGATAAACACTCTAGCTTCTGGCATTGTAGAGAAGTATCTAGCTTTGATGTCTGCAGCCTCTGTTGTAGAGCACTTAAGCATCTCAGCTAAGTGTTCCTGACCTACACCATAAATCAAAGCAAAGTTAATTGTCTTAGCCCTTGATCGAAGTGCACTTGCTTCATCATCACCTTTGTGTACTTTCTCAATCAGCTCATCTACATTCTTATTAAACAGAAGTGCTGCTGTAGCTGCATGAACATCATAACCATTCTTGATAGATTCAATCAATCCTGGAATCTTAGCATAGTGTGCAAATAATCTGTACTCTACCTGGTCAAGGTCCATGAACCACAACTGATGGTTGTCGTCTGGTAAGAAAGCTCTTCTGATACGTTTGTCTTTCTTAGGTAATGTCTGAAGGGCGGGCTTTGTGATTGACATACGACCTGTTGTAGCTTCTGTCTGGTTAATAGAACCATGAACTCTGTTATGTGCATCATGCTGGTCATAAATACCATAAGCATATGTAGATAACAGTTTCTCATACTTTCTGTACTCCAAGATCTTTTTGACAATAGATACATTGTGAACTTCAGCAAGGTTATTCAAAGCATCTTTGTCAAGCTTAGGATTACCTTTGTCTGTCTTCTGAATAAGGTTTGGTGACACACCAACATTCATAAGAACATTGTAGAGCTGCTTACCTGAGTTGATATTAAACATTGAACCAGCTTCATCATAGATTGCTTTTTCTGCATCATCTGTAAGTTTCTGAAGTTCTTCTTTCAGCTCAACTTCATATGAAGTATCAAGAGGCATTCCGTAACGCTCCATAGCATACAGAGCCATCATAAGTTCACATTCATTGTCATACAGACCTACAAGCTCATCCTGTTCAAGTTTTTCATATTCAGTAATGAATGTAAGGTAACAGTTCCAAACGTCGGCATTTGCATATTCACCAAGAAGCTCTCTTGGAATCTGACGATAGTCTGATACTTTATTCATCTGCTTGTAAGCATCTACCATGTATTCAAACTTTACAATACCTCCTTTCTTTCTAGCTGCGAGGTCACGCAACTGGAATGAGTTTCGATTTTCATTAGCAAGCTTAGATAATACAACAGTGTCATGAAGTCTACCTACAATTCTTAATCCTGCATTTGCAAACATGTGCATATCGAACTTAGTATTGTGAGCTATCTTTTCAACTGCCGGATCTTCAAATAATGGAGCCAGCTGTTTAAACTTCTCAAAGCCATTCTGTACTGAATCAAAGATGGTATATGAATTAGTACCATCACAGATTGAGATACAAAACGGGAAGTCCTGCGGTACTGCTTTCTTACCAGTACCAACCCAACGTCTTACTACAGTGTTAGGCACTACATGACTGTTTGGGAAGAATGGATGTGTCTCAGTATCGAACGTAATAAACTTTCTACCTCTGAATTCAAACGGGTTTACAAGCTTGAGTAATTCCTGTGGATCATCGATCACATGGAAGAATGGAACTTTGTGTTCCTTTGCAAAGGTTTCAGGATTGTAGATATATCCATTACCTTTCTTAATGACTGGTCTTTTCTTAGGCTGAATATTTGCCATGTCTCTCACTCCTTTCTTTATTATTATATAATATAAGAAGGCAGTTGTAAATAGGGAAAAGAAAAACAGTGCGGCGGCTGCACCGCACTGTTTGGTGGCTGCCCTTACTTGATGTATTTGATGTACTGATTAGTGCTTGCTAACTGCACGCCGTGACTTGTATGAGTTCTTGAGACTGATGTTTTGTCATATCTACCGAACTTAACATAGCAGCCTTTCAGGTAATCTTTAGGTATTCTACTATACAGACCTTCCTCAGTAAGTCCCGTATAAAGTATAACTTGTAGGTCTGCTATCTTAGCCCATTCAATAAGTGCTATAGTATCATCTGGTGCCTCGGACCATTCAAGCCCTCCAAGTATGATTCCTTCATTAAATACATCTTTACCAACTTCTTGTATTATATCATAGACAGGTCTGGTAAATACTTTACCATCTTTTAAGTGCTGATTGAAACAACCCTGGCAATTGTTTGAGCACTTCTCAGCTATGATAAGGGCACCCATGAACGGAGCATCTTCTGCTCGTTCATGGATAATGCCTCTATATCTTATTAGTCTATTCAACAACTAACTGGTTACGATCCTTGAATTCCTGCAACTTACCAGGATTGTAGTTGCTTACATCTCTGATATAACCTGTGATTCTCTGCATGTATTTTGTCACTCCGCCACAGTGAGGGCAAGTATCAGTAGGTACTTCAAGAACACCACACTCTGGGCAGTAGCAAATTACTGGAGAGATTGAAATATATGGAAGTGAATAGTTTTCACAAGTATGACGCACAATACTCTTAGCTTGCTCACCAGAGATTCCATGAGCCATGTAAAGATGAACTACCGTACCTCCTGTCATTTTTACCTGTAAAGAATCCTGGTGGTCAAGCAACTGCTGAATACTCTCTACTTCCTTAACGGGCATGTGGCAAGAGTTAGTATAATATACATTAGCACCTGTACCCTGAGTAAGAATATCCGGGTACATCTTCTTGTCAAGCTTAGCAAGGCGATAACATGTAGATTCAGCTGGAGTAGCTTCAAGATTATACAGATGACCCGTAGCTTTCTGATATTCAAGAAGCACATCTCTCATATAGTCCAGCACTCTTCCAGCAAGAGCCTTACCTGTATAAGTAGTTATACCAGTCAAGCTATCACCAAAGAAGTTCTCACACATCTCGTTAAGACCTACATAACCGATTGTGCTAAAGTGATTGTCGATAGTGCCTACATAGGTATCAAATGCTGGGATCATACCTGTGCCAATGATATGCATGTTGAGCCAGTTACGTTTCTCTTCAAGGCTGTCTCTTGCAATGTCCATATACTGTCTAATCATATTCAGTAGAGCATCCTCAGACATGCCGCGGCACAGATAACCAAGTCGAGGTAAGTTAAGAGTAACTACACCAATAGACCCTGTGCTATCTCCTGAACCGAACAGACCACCGTTTCTTCTCTGAAGTTCAGATAAGTCAAGACGAAGTCTGCAGCACATAGAACGTACATCACTTGGATCCATGTCACTGTTAATAAAGTTACTGAAGTATGGATAGCCGTACTTACCTGCCATTTCCCATAACAGATCATTATTTGGATTATCCCAGTCAAAGCCTTTCATGATAGAGTATGTTGGAATAGGATAAGCAAACGGTTTACCGTTAGCATCACCCTCAAGCATCACTTCATAGAAGGCTCTGTTAAGCATATCCATCTCTTTCTGACAATCACCATACTTGAAGTCCATATATTCATTAGCAATCTTAGCCGGCTGGTCTTTCAAGTCTTTAGGCGGAAACAGATCAAAAGTTAAGTTGCTAAATGCTGGCTCAGCACCTGCACGGCTATTGGAGTTAACTGAGTATACATAGTTCTGAATACTCTGTTTAACTTCTTTGTAGCTTAACTTGTCCTTCTTAATGAATGGAGCAAGTAATGTGTCGAAGCTACTAAAGGCTACTGCTCCCATAATTTCATTCTGGAAAATGGTAAGCATATTAGCAAGCTGATTCAGTGCGGCGTCGAAGTGTTTAGCTGGTTTAGAGGCTGGGATATTAGGTACCCCCTTCACACCATAGTCTAATACCTTCTGCAGAGAATAACCACAACAGTAGATTGTCAAACCGCCCATATCATGAATGTGCATAAATCCATCATTGTGTGCTGCAGATGCATCAGCATCATAAACTCTATCTGTCCAGTACTGCTTAGACACAGCACCATTGACATACTTGTTTAACTGTCCGAAGCTGAAAGGAGCATTACTGTTTTCTTTTACCCTCCAATCTCTTTTGGTCATATACTCATCTACAAGTTTGTTAGTGTCGATCATTCCCATTAGTTAGTCCTCCATAATGAATTTAAGTTGTTTCTCCAGTAATGGTTCCGCAAAGAATTTGTCATCTTTAGAGATAACAGGCAGCAGATCAAAGCCTTTTTTTGACAGCATAGTAGCTGCATCACCATCTGTACCAACATCTACTGATGTGTACTCGATGTTTCTTTTGTCCAATTCATGCTTCAAAGCATTACATCTAGGACAGTTTGTAGTTCCATAAATGATAACCTGTGACATACTCGCCACCTCCATATTTATATTGTTTAAGCTAACACTGCATACTTATAACGAATGTAGTGTGCATTAAACGCCTTAGCAGGAATACGCTTAATCTTACCAGCTTCTTCTAAGTCAATGATAATGTAGCGTACTCTGTTCTGGTTAAGTCCAGCTTCTTTAGCTATAGCAGACATAGCCAATACTTCATCTGGATGTCCTCTAAGGACTTCAAGCACTTTGGCCTGTTCATCAGGTGTAGTTTCTATAACAATTTGTGCCATTAGTATACCTCCATAGATTTTATATTACTCATTGCAAGTCCGTAAAGTATAACCTTTAGATTTTACTTAGTATTACTTTACGGACCATGTATGTGTATTTAGAACACGTTACAGATTACTTTAAATCTGTTTAACGGTGATACCCGCCTGTTTTAATAATTTGATACCTGTAGTATCTTTCCACTCTTCAAAGTAGTAAACTGCACTGAATCCACCAGGTGCGTTAATGATCGCCGCGGCGCATTGTTTACAAGGTGAGAGTGTTACAAACATTACTTTTCCAGGATCATTTGTCATACACTTGATTAAAGCATTGATCTCTGCATGAACGCAGCCATACTTGCCATCAATCTTACACATGCAATCTACTAATCCTTTTGGTCCGCCATTAAGACCGATACTGTAGACCTGCGTCAAATCTTTGTCTGTAATAATAGCAGCTACTTTACGCTCACAGCATTTGGATAAAGTAGCTAAGTTAGTTGTGAAGTCTTTAAAGACTTCCATTCTTTCCTGCTGACTCATTCTTTGCCTCCTCAATCTTACTTTGCAGATAATCTGTAATACCTTTAAGAGTACGCACAGACTGTCCTCTTTCCATTGCTTTATTCTTTGTCAAGAGCTTATTCATATGAACGAACGGATTAGGATTACCCTTAAGCGCTGTGGCGCATTGCTCACATGCTGGAATTACATTACAAGCTGTGTAGTTACCGCCTTCTTTGAATGAAATGAAGTACTGTCTTGCATCTATAGAATCTGAGCTACAAAATGCACACCCATTAAAGTGCTTACACGCTTCCAGCCACTCGTCTTCTGTGAGGCTATGTGTAGATACAGATTTTAGCTGCTTTATCCAATCCTTGTAAGATTGTGCAGCTCGATCATTTACTCTGTGCCAATGTTCATTCTTATATACTCGTATCTTTTCTTTGTAGCCTGGTATATTCATTTTTTGCTGATAGTTCTTCTTGCTATAGCACTTACCGCATAGCTTACCCGGAAAGTGATATATGTCTTCAACATATGCTCCACAGTTAGGACAATTACCTGGTACTTTTTGGTACACTGCATAGACAGGAGCTTTACAAAACTTACACCAAGAGCTACCATATGTGGTTGGATAAACCCATCCACAGCCAGAACATTTTCTTTCTTTGACACGAGTACTGACTCTTCTACCAGGTATCTTACCCATTAGTCCTTTACCTCATAGTGTAAAACAGGAATAAGATGAGGAACCTTCATAATCTGTACATAGTTATCATAGATTACATTGAAGTCATCTCTTGATGTAACATAATCTTCACCACGTTTCTGACATCTCTGCCACAGTGCTGCTTTAGGACCTGAAGTGTAGATAATCAGCGCCCCGGTCTTTGCAAGCTGCTCTTCAAGTTCATACATCTGTGGATAAGAAATAACTGATGAGTCACGCATTACAGGTCCGTAAGCCATTTCTGAATACCAGCATCTGTCAAAGATCATATTCTTTCCAGATCTGATAGTCTGCAGGTATTCACCCATCATAAGTTTCTTTTCTTCTTCATTCTTAGGTTTAGTTCTATGAATGATCGGATATTTAGTCTGTCTAGAAATCTGTTCAGCTAATGTAGTTTTACCAGCACCATCTGGTCCTTCAATAATAATAATCATTCTACTACCTCCCATGAATTGTCAAACATTTCTGGAAATGTCTCGCGCCACGGCACTCTACCAAATCTGCTATCTATATACAAGTATGGCGTAGTCATCTTACTGTGCTCATCAGGCATCTGACATCTTATAGTTACTTCGGGGCTCCAACGAGGGAGCCTCATACCTTTACCAGCTTTTACCTGCTCTAATGCTTTCTCAAATGTCATATTAGAAACCTCCAATGATACCTACAAGGGAGTTAGCTGTGATAGGGTCTTTGCCCATGCAAGCGCCAAGAATAGATAATGTCATCTTCTTAGCTGTCTCTTCGTCAAAGCCCTCTGCTACGAAGCTATCTACAAGCATTTTAATCTGATGGGCGCCCTCTTTAGCACTTGCAGCAAATTCTTCATTTGCTTTAATATCTCTTGCCAGACGGTCACGTTCTGCTTCAAGTAACTTGATGTTGTTGTCTACATCGTCTGCAGCTTTTAAGTAACCTTCCTTTTCTGCTCTAAGCAGTCCTAATCTATTTTCATATTCTTCAATTGTCTTAAACATGTTTATCCTCCTTGTTAATTAAACTGTTATAGTAATCACCAACCTTAGCAGAGGTACAGAGGCTCTGCAGCACTACA